TTTTTTTTTTATTTTTCGGAATTTTTCGGAACACGCGCCATGTTGGGCTTTTTCTCGTATTTGAAATCGCTGTCAACGACGATCGAGCCCGCAGGCAGAGTGGAACCCTGCGGCACTATGGCGAGGTCGTAGCCGAGCACATTGAGAACGGCCGCCACGAAATCCACCTTCGGCACCGATTCGCTGAGCAGACGCCTGTCGAGAACGGCCGTGCTAGGAAACTCGAGGGCATTCTTGATCCGCGTTTTCGGAAACTTATACCTCTCGTCCCTCGTTTCCATCCACAGCTTCCTATCCTTCTCGATCAGCTCTTTAAGCTTGTCATTCACATTCATGATGCACCTCCTTGACGCCACTGTAGCATAACTCAAATTTGTATGCAACAAATTTGATTATAAAACTCCCACATTTAATTTTTTCGGTGACTCGAACGACTTACCACGCGTGGTAAGAATAAGCCAAATAGGGGCCGGGGGTGCCGATAGTGCCCGCATCGATCTATCGCGTCGTCGATCTGCGAAAAGGGAGACGCGGCAATTCTTTGAAGTAATGCCGCAGTAAAGCCGCGCGCCAAATAATTATCAAAATTGATTAATTTAATCGTTGACTATTACTCAAATTTGATAAATAATGAGTTGTACTCAAATTTGAGTACTATTCAAGCAAGCCAAGCAAAGGAGGCCACATGAAGAAAAACATCGTAGTCCACGTCAACGGCGAATATACGCCCGCCGTGATCCAGGCCATGGAGAAGGCCGGCTATAGGCTGCAGACCGTGGAACAGGTTAACGGATTCATCCACCTCGAGTTTAAGAAGACCAAGAAGCAAAGGAGGAGCCATGACTAAGACCATCACACTGACGATCGGCCACAACTGCGCCGGCGTCCCCACGTTCACGACGCGCGAGGTCTGCGACTTCGCCGCCGATTATCTCGGGGTCGAGGCGTTCACCGCGTACGAGTGCTTCGGCATGTGGCGCGGCGAGCGCGAGGACTCGACCAGGATCGAGGTTTGCGGGCTCGGGGAGGCCGAGGCCGAGGAGATCCGCGCGAGGGTGCCGCTGCTCGCCCAGGCGCTCGCTCAGATCTCCATCATGTGCGAGATCCGCCCCGATCGCGTCGAGTTCGTCGAGCGCGCGGCCGTCGAGGCGGCCAAACGGGCATAGAACAGGCCGAACGCGCCGGCGCTGACTCAACCAGCGCCGGCGCACCGTGGCGAGGAAACCACTAGAGAAAGGATACCAAAAATGCAGAAATTCGAATTCAACGCGAACGGCCACCGCTTCGAGTTCGTGTGCACCTCCAGGAGCACGCGCGGCGGATTCGCCCACGACGCGGCCGTGTTCATCGACGGCCGAGCATACGAGGCGGCGCGCGAGACGTGCCACTACATCAACAGGACGTGGGAGTCATACACATACCAGACCGTCATGGCCCGCCTGGCGGGCGGCCGCATCGCGCAGCACATGGAATGGGAGCTCGAGGACTGGAAGGAGGCGCGCGGCTACCAGCGCATGACGGGCAGGCGCAAGGAGGAATTCGCCGGTTTCATCGACAAGAACGCCGGCGAGCCCCTCCGCACGTGGATAGAGGTCTACGCGGCGATCAGGAACCACGACATCATGGAGCCTCCATATCCCGAGTGGTACGGGCGCAGGCCCGCGACCTACAAGCCTTCGTACTTCGCATAGAGGGGAGATGATCGACCATGACGACGCCCAAGATGAGCAATTCCCCGACGCTGCAGGCCATCTATTCGGATATCTGGGCATACCTCGAGGAATTGGGAGCGCCCGAGCTTCTTCACTACATGGGAGCGTTCCCGCTCGAGCCGGATTACAACCTCGTCAACTACGGCGAGATGCGGATCTATTACGACGAGATTCGCGAGATGTACATCAAAGCGGGCGCGAGGAGATGCGCCGAAACCTACAAGAGGAGCCGGGGCGACAGCAGGCGAGGAGACTACAAAATAAGCGACTCCGAGCTGTGGAAGAAGTACAGGCGCGACGTCGGGCACGTCGCCCGCGAGATGAGGAGACGCGTCGAGAGGAAGGAGACCCGATCATGACTAGAAGGCTCATCACTGCGGCCCGGCTGGCTACGGCGTGCGCGGGCGTGCTGGCGATCGCGGCGGGAGCGTGCGCCGCGTGGGCGGGAGACCTGGCAACGTGCGCGATGGCGTGCGCGCCGGGCGCGTTCTTCGCGTATCAGGCGACGAAGAGGATCATGGAGGGCCGATGACGGCCGCGCATGGTAGAATGAGGCCGGACGAGGGGAGGCGGTGCCGATGGAAGGAACGACGAAGGCCCTCATTTTAACGATCGTGATAGGGCTCATACTGCTACCGATTAGAGTATTGGGCGACCTATTGAAGACGGTGTGACGAGCGCCCCGGGGAGACGATCCCCGGGGCGCTTCGCTGTGTCGGGGCGCGCCCGCGTGGCGCGCTGTATCGCGTTTTAAGGCCCTACATAGGCCGCCGACGATACCATACACATAAAAACACGAAACAAGGCCCTAGAGCGACCTTGGCGCGTTCTAGGGCCTATCTATTGCACGGCCGCGACAGCATCCGAGGCATGACGACGACGCCCCGCGCCCCGTGGCCGGCCCCGGCCTCGTGCCCCGGCGGGGCCCGTCGCGCGGCGGCCTTCGCCGCAATCGGCGCGGGCGGCGGCCTGCGGCCCGGCCCCCGGGCGCGCCCGGCACCCTGCGCCCCCGCGCGCGGCGGAAAGTCGTCCCGGAGTCGCCCGGTAGCGCCGGAGAGTCGCCCTGCGCCAGGGAGTCGCCCGGGAGAGTCGGCCGCCGCAGAGAGTCGCCCGGCCCCCGGGGAGCCGCCTGCGCCGGAGGGCCGTCAGGCGTCCTCCGACTCGGAGGCCACGATCTGCGGCATGCCCACCTGGAGGGCGTACTTGGCCGCGACCTCCTCGGGTGTGGGCAGCGACCGCGCGTCGCCCTCCACCCTCGTCACCTTGACGGTCTGATCCTCGTAGCCGAAGTAATTCTTCGCCAAAAAGAACCATTTGACGGGGTTTCCCTTCTCCTCCGTGAGATAAATCTCCCAGGAAGTCTGCAAAAAATCGTACGCTTTTTGAATTACGTCAACGGACGCCGGGGCGATTCCGTGCCAATTCCTGTAGTGCGACGACCCCGTCGCGATGCCCCACAGATCCTGCCTGCGCATCCCGAGCGCCTGCGCCAGCGAGTTGACCATGGGCCTTATGCCCCACTTGTCGCACAGCCCCAGGTAGTCGTAGAACCTGTCGCGCACCGCCTGCGGGTCGGACACGTCCAGGTCGCCGTAGGCAAGGACGTCCCGCCCGAACCCCATCACCCGCGAGTTGACCGCGCGGTCGACGTTGGACGGGTCGGCCGCCTGCATCATGGGGTTCTTCTCTCGCGGCAGCGCGTTCCTCCTGTAGCCGCCGCTCCCTTTTCCACCCATTCTCCATGCGCCTCCTTTCGCGCATGAACGTTTGAACGCCTCTATATATTTTTTATATATAAGCATTTAGCGTATTTACTCTTAATAACTCTTATATATAAATATGTTCAAATGTTCATATAGATATAAATACACAGGTAAACAACGATATACCGATTCTCCATCCGAACATCTTTGAACGAAAACACGTCGTTTTGAACGTTTTCGGACGGTTCTTGAACGTTTCGCAAACCTCCCTTCATCTCAAATCAAAGCGATAGTCGCCGCGCCGACCCCGTCGCCGTCGCGGTTCCGCCCGTCTTGAACGTGTTTCTGAACGTTTTCTTCTCCGTCGGCCAGGAGGTCGCGCTCGATGTCGGGCGGTATCGACAGGCCCCTGAGCCTGCTTCCTGCGCCTCCCCTCGTCTCGGTGACGTTCATCGCGCGCAGATACCTGTTCATCGCGCGCACCGTGAGCTGCTCGCCCCCGACGCGCCGCCTGTAGGCCTCGGCCGCCTTGCGGAACAGCTCCGTGCCGCAGCGCCCGCCCATGTCGAGCACGCAGCATTCGGCCACGAACGCGTCGAGCCACGTGCCGCTCGCCGTCAGCCACGCCTCCGTGGCCTCCTGCACGCATCGCGGCGGCTCGAGCCCCTTCTCGCGGTACTCGAGGTATCCTGCGACGAGCCAGTCGAGCACGGTGAACGCGCCCCTCGGCTCGCTGAAGCGCTGCGCGAGCGTCATGTCCTTGCACCCCGCGAAGCTGCGGGTGAACTCGATCACGAACATGTGCTCTGGGTCGATGGCCGTCACGTCCTCCACGACCGGCAGCGCGTTGCAGTGCATCCACAGCGTGAACTCGGGGACGTACTCGAACTGCCTGCCGTGGAGCTGGCGGCAGCTTATCGCGTCCGCGCCGCTCGCGAGGTGCTTGACGGTCGCGCCGTCGAGCACGCTGCCTGCCGCCGGCTCTGGCAGGTCGACGAGGCGCTTGCCCTTCAACCCGGCGAGCACGGTGTTGGGCGCGGCGTAGTCGCGCTCCTGCCGGCGGCGCAGCACCAGCTCTGCGGGCGCGGATCCCGCGTAGTCGCCCAGCGCGTGCTTCACCGCCGCCATCAGCGTGGACTTGCCGCAGTCGCGCAGGCGGCTCCACAGCACGAACGTCGCCTTCTCGGGATTGCCGCCGTACATGCTGTAGCCGAGCGCTCGCTGGAGGAAGGCGGCCTTCTCCCCGTCGCCGTCCGTCACCTCGGAGACGAATTGCTCCCATCGCGGATCCGGCTCGAGGTCGACGTCCAGCATAGGGGAGTTGACCGGTGCGGCGACCCTCTTTGTCACGCGCCACGCCAGCGTCGGCGGGTCTAAGGCCGGCCTTCCCGAGAGCATCGCCTCGATCTCCTCCTCCTCGAAGGGCAGGGTGCCGTCGTCGAGGTGCATGACGCCCTGGGGCGTGCCTATCGCGGAGGGCTCGCAGTCGACCTCGTCCGGCGGGATCGGCAGCATCGAGCAGATGTCGCGCGCAAGCCGTCCGGCCGAGACGCTTGTGTCCTCGCGCCTCGCCTGGGCGGCGTAGGCCTTGAGCCTGGCCTTGTCGGCGACGCCCCTCCTCGACGCGTTCGCCGCCCACACGACGCGGCCGTGGAGGAACGACACCGCGCGTCTGAGGAGCGCGTCCTGGTCGACCGTGGCGTACAGGTCGAGCGGGCCCCTCTCTATCCCGACGCCCATCGGCGCGCACCAGCGGAAATCGCCGAGCCAGTGCGCGAACTCGTCGAGCGTCTGCGACCATGTCCCCGTGTTCTCCTCGTACGGGCCCGTCGGGTCGAACGCGTCGAGCGACCGCATGACCGAGGCCGTGTCGCCCGACACCTCCATCGGCGACCCGTCCGGGTTGACGATGCCGTCCAGCTCGTACGGCTCAGGCCCCCATCTCATCGCGCACCGCCCTCCTGGTCTTCTCCGCGAACTCCGCCACGGTTGCCTCGTCAACCGCCTTGTCGGGATCGGCGTCCAGCTCGTGAGCCACGCGCGTCCCGTATTCCCGCAGCACGGCCATGACCCTGGAGGGCCGGCCGTCGTCGACTAGCCTTGCAGTCCTGCCGTCTGCGCTGTACAGCTCGATGGCGTCGGGGAAGGGGACGCCGGGGGGCCAGCCCATCGCGTGAACCGTCTCGCTCATTGCCTGCTCCTAACGAACGCGTCCCATGCCTCGTCGAAGGCGTCCTCGATCCCCTCGCAGCATTCGAGGCAGAGGTCGCCGTGCTCCATGAACGGATTTCTCTCGCCGCGCGTGAGGCGCGGGCGCGGGAACCTCGTGCCGATGCGCCAATTGACGTCCTTGACGCCTTCCTTGCCGCAGATGTCGCACTTGTAGATAACCGTATGACTCATTCTCTCGACCTCCTGATCGTTGCCGCCCGTCCCATGGCGGCGTCCGCCGCCCGCCTGGCCGTGCAGTCGAACAGGCGCAGCACGCTCCCGCTCGTCCTCTCGACGAACGTGGCGTCGACGCCCTCGCCGCACTCCCAGCTGGTGTGCGCGGGATGGCCCTTCGACGGCTCGGCGCATTCGGTGCCCGTCCAGGCGACGCCGAGCCCGTCGAGGATCTCCCTCAGCTCTTCCGTCCTGCTCATTTCTCCACCTCGATCCCCGCTTGCCTCATCCGGCGCTCTATATGCCTTCGGAAGACGCATCCCTTGTTGGCCGGGTCGTCGCACTCGGCCCTCGCGGGGCACTCGCCGCAGCCCCCGCCGAAGCAGTAAAGGTGCAGATCCCTCAAGAGCGACTCGAGTTCGCCGACCCTTTTCTTCAGCACGTCGTTCTCGGCCAGCAAGGTGTTTGCGAACCCCGCCGCCTCGGACTTGGCCGGATGCTTTATCCTGTTCATGGCGTCCATTCGCGTCACCTCGACCCTTCCTCGCAGGCCTGCGGTTCGGGGCCTCGCGCCGGGGAACCGTCGAAGAGCCCCAGTGCCTTCATGCGCCCGGGGAAGTTCGATGCGCAGCCGTTGCCGGCGTTGTAGTGCGCGCATTCGCGGCACGACAGATGCAGGCTGCATTCCCAGAGGTCGCGCGCCAGCGACTCGAGCGCGGAGACGCGCCTGCCCATCTCCAAGAGCATGGAGCCCTGCCTGCCGTTGATATCCATGTACTCGTCGTTTTTCGCGGCCAGCTCGCGGATCTCGCCCTCGATGCGCGTCCAGCCGGCGTTGGCCAGCTTGTGCATGCACCTCGCGGGCGTGCAGGCCGCCGTGTCGCCCGTGCCGTACAGGCAGAAGTAGGCGTCGTCGCGAGCCTTCGACCTGACCGTGCCCAGCTCCCATCTGTCGCCGCTCGTGTATACGAACAGCTCGCCGGGCTCGAAAATTTCACCCATTGCTTGCCTCCTTAATCAGATTGACCTCGATTTTGCGTTTGTCGCCGTCCGACAGCATGCAGTACCTTTCGAGTCTGACAATCGGGGTTAAAAGCGAGTCGAGGAGCTTGTCGCCGCAATGCTGGCAATAGTCGCCGTGCGGAGACCATTCGGCAGCGACGTCGTCTCGCCTGTAGGCCGTGACGAAGCCTCTCCATCTTTGGTCGGCGTCCAACTCGATGCCGCACGCGTCGCAGACATAGCCGGCGATCTGGTTCTCGTAGACAGAACTCATTCCTCGGCCCCCGCTTCCTCATCCAGGCTGTGCTCGGATGTTTCGGTCATTGCATTTGCTTCCTTTCCTTCACCCACGGCTCGTAGTCGTCGAAAGCAGTGACCTTGAACACGAAGCCGTTGCACCAGCGGGCGAGGTGCCGCTGGTACGGGTCTGATTTGTCGAACGGCATCACGAACGGGTTCGCTCCCATGTGATGTATCGTCCTGATCCTGTGCAGGTCGTAGTCAGGCTCGGAGTCGAAGCCGACAAGCACGTAGAACGTGAGCCTCCACGGCCTGATGCCGTGCCTTCCGAGTGTCTCTATGCCCCTCGGCACCGCATCGTCCTGGGCGTGCGAGTCCCATGCGAAGTGAAGCCGCTTGGTCGCCTTCACGCCTGCGAGGGCCTGTGCGGTGCGGTCTGTGACCAGGCGTATGTCCAACGCCTCGAACACCGTATCGACCCCCGCCTTCTCCAATTGACCGCAGGCATCGCAGAACAGATCGTCGTCGACCATGAGGTTGTCATCCAAGAGCCTCACGACGCCCTGCCCGTCCCAGAAGTCCTCTAGGTCGGCGACCTTGCGAACCACGTCGCCGTCCATCTTCGGCACCACGCACCACGGGCATCTGTTCGGGCATCCTCGCGAGAACCTCCCGATCGCGTATTCGCACCCGTAGAGCGAGTAGTCGGGCATTATGCGGTCGTAGTCGTCGAACGGCATCCTCGCTTCCAGCGAGTAGCCCGGCCCGCCTTTGAGAGTCTCGCATACCGGCAGGTACTCGGGCTCGGGCGTGAAGTCGAACATCTTCGACGCATAGCAGAGGTCGGGGTCGTCCAGCAGGGGGGTGTAACCCAGCTTCACCGAGTCTCCCCGCTCCTTGTGCCACGCGCTTGCGCGCATGAGGGCAAGGTTCGGCATCTTCGAGTCGATGTCGACGAGGCAGACGTTCATCGCGACGCCTCGATCCTCGCCGCCGCGTCGCGGATCGCCTCCGCGAGCAGGTCGAGCCTGTCGAGCACCTCGTGCAGCTTGTCTGCGTCGCTCTCCCTGAGTTTCATCTCGGAGACCTGGCGCAGCGCGCCGTCGAGCGACGAGGGGTAGCGGCCCATGGAGACCCATTCGCAGGTCGCGGTGCCGTCGTTGTGCCTCACCTTCTTGAACTCGTGGAGCTGCCAGCACAGGCCCGACTCGTGCGGGGAGATCCTGAACCTGCCGATCTCGATGATCATCTGTCGTCCTCCAATCTGTACGCGACGACCCTCGCGCCCCTGCCGGAGTCGCGCCGGCGGTATGCGGGGCTCGCCATGAACCTTATGGTCGAGGGCTTGACGCCCCTCTTGCGCGCAAGCTCGCGCGCCGTGCCCACCGCGACGAACTCGTCGCCACGGTACAGGGCGTACTCCATCTCCGCGCTCACGACGCCCTCCCCTCGAAGTAGCGGGCGACCTGCCGGCCGACCCATCGCGCCATGGGCACCGGGACGGCGTTGCCGATCATGCGGTACGCGGCGGTCTCCGAGCAGTCGAACCTGAACCAGTCGGGGAAGCCCTGCAGGCGCGCGTACTCGCGCACCGAGAACGGCCTCACGCGCCTGCCGTCGTCGACGAGCGCGGTCGACCTGTCCTTGCCGTAGTGCGCCACGCAGCACGGCGCGATGCCGTCCGGGCCCTTGATGTTGGGCAGGTCGCGGTAGCGCCCCTCGATCCTGCGCTGCACGTACGCGGGGATCCTCACGTCGGGGTCGTCCTCGAGTATGTCGCGCAGCCTCATGGGAGCGCCGCGCTCCTCCTCGACCTCCATGGGCCGCCTCGACCCTATGAGGATGAGGCGCTCCCTGTTCTGCGGCAGCCAGCGGCTCGCGTTGACCGGGCACTCGACCCGCACGTAGTATTCCGGCAGCCTCGTGAGCGCCTCCATGACCACGCGGAACTTCCGCATGCCGGGCACGTTCTCCACCACGTACACCTCGGGCCGCGCGAGCGCCACGTGCCTGAAGAAGTGCAGGAACAGGTCGTCGCCCGTCCTCGTGCCGTGGATGTCCGCCGCCGTCGAGTACCGCGTGCAGGGGAACGTGCCGATGAACACGTCGGCATCCGGCTGGTCGAGAACCGTGACGCCGGTCACGTCGCACTCGTTCACGCGGTGGCCGAGCTGCGACAGAACCTTGCAGCACGCGGCGTCTATCTCGTAGCTCTCGACGATCTCGATGCCGGCGTCCATCATGCCCAGATCCATGCCGCCGCAGCCGGAGAAGTAAGATTTCGCCGCGATCATGACAGCCTCGCTATCGCGATGCCGCAGGCCTTCGCGACCTCGGCCTCCGCCTTCGCGCCCTCCGACTTGTAGGAGCCGGGGAGCTGGAGCAGCAGCGAGTAGCGCCCGCTGGTGAGCTCGTGCAGGTCGAGCAGCATGTGCCTCTCGCGGGGCATGCCGTCGGGCCGATCCTGCGCGGCCGGGTTGAACACGCCCGTGCAGCCGAGCCCGCGCAGCAGCCTCTCGGCGGCGTCGAAGGCCGGCCTGTTGAGGTCGGGATGCCCCGTCATCGGCCCGGAGATGTATACCGTCCCGCACTTGCAAACCAACTCGTCCTCGCCGAACAGCCTGCCTCCGAGGCACTGCAGGCAGTAGGGCCTTCCCTCCCGGAAGCCGGCCGCCTCGCGCTCGCCGCACGCGGCGCACATCGCCTTCGCGCTCATGATTCCACCCATCCCTTCTCGGGGAACTCGCCGAACACGACGGCCCCCGCCTTCACCTTCCGCTTGTCGATCCAGAACGCGTGGCGGCCGCTGTCGTCGTCCCAGGCGCGCACGCACACCGAGCCCTTGTGGCTCACCGCCACCACCCTATGCTTCTCGTACCTGCCGCCCACCGGCAGCCAGCACGGCATGCCGAGCAGGCGCGCGTGCGGGGCGAGCCAGGGCTCGTCGCCCGGCGCGCCGCCCCTCACGAGCCCGAGCGCCGTCACGGCGATCGCCGCGCCGAGCGCCATCCATATGACGCTCGCGAGCACCGCCACCATCGAATCCGTCAATGCTCCCACCTCCACTCTCCTGTCAGCGCCCTGTGGGCGTAGTTGTTTGCCTTGGCGATGTCCTCGTGCGCGGGGCCCTTCGAGCCGGCGCGCAGGGCGTACTTCAGCACGTTGCCGAGGTTGTAGGCGTCCTCGCCATGTATGCCGTCGAGCACGCCCTCGATGACCTCTATGGCCTCGACATCGCCGCGCAGGTAGTGCGACGGATGGTCGACGGCGTCCGCGCCCCCGCGCTCCGCGACGCAGTCGTAGAGCCCCGAGGCTATCCCCTTCTCGACGACGCGCCTGTGCGCGGTGCCGACGGAGTCGTCGGAGAACTCCCTCAGCGCGGCCTCGCACGCCTGCACGCACGAGAGCAGCGACATGATGTAGTCGAGGTGAGCGCCGTCCCTCGCGGCCCCGACCGCCCGCGCGACCGCGTCGGCGACCCCGTCGGCCATCCCGCCGCGCGTGACGCCGTCGACGCCGGCGCGGCGGCGCGGGGAGGGGAAGTTCCAGCAGTACCCGCTACTCATCGCCCGTCGCCTCCCTCGCGGCGCGAAGCACGTCCTGGTAGCCAGGGAGCAGGCGCTTGAGCATCGCGGCCATGACGGCCTTGTCGGTGTCGAACCTGACCTTGCAGCGCGTGGCCCGGGCCAGCTTCTCCATGGGGAGCAGCCCCTCCCAGTCCCTGTCGTACACGCACGGCCCGTCGTCGCACTCGCGGCACTTGACGACGGTCTTGCGCCCGTCGCGCCAGAACACGACCGTCACCGGGCCGTTGAACAGCACGCTCTCGGGCATCGGCCACGAGTCGCCCAGGCGGAGGATGAAGTCCTTGACCGCCCGGCGCTCGGGCTCGGGCACGATCCCGTCGAGGAGCGCGTAGAGAGCCGCCTCGAAGTCCTTGGCCTGCGTCGCGTCCCTGTAGTCTGTCATTGCTGCCTTCCCTTCTTCCTTATGAGGATGATCTTCCCGTTTTGCTTGTGCACCGCGACGCCGTCGCGGTACGCCGTCTTCTTGCAAACCCTCCTGACGCCCGCGTAGAGCGTCTCGAGGTCGTAATCCGTCATCTCGTGCTTGACCCGCGCGACCGCCGCGCCGTAGCGGACGAACGTCGTCACGAGCCGCTCCGACAGCCTGCTCAGCTCGGTGCCGTTGCGGGTCATCGTCACGTGCCCGTCGAACGGCTCGAGCAGCTCCCTCGCATCGTTTTCCACGGATCACCTCCTGTATCTCGTCACGCTTGCCGCGACCTGCGCGACCTCTCCGGCGTCGAGCGGCGGCCTCATCCACCTCTCGTTCGCCTCGAGGGCGCAGGCCAGCACCGTCTCGGGCGCGGCCCCCGCGCTGTGCAGCGAGCCGCAATAGCTCACGAGCGCCAGGTGCCTGCCGCCCGCCCACACGGGGGGCCACGAGGCCTCGGCGCGCCCGGTGGCCGGGTCGACCGACCACGACGGCCGCCAGATCCTCTCGCGCCGCCCGCCGCCGTCGCCCCGCAGCGGGGCGTCCGCGAAGTGGCGATCGAGCACGAGGTCTATTCCCGCCTGGGCGTCCGCGACCTCCGTGTAGGCCACCGTGCGGCCCGTGAGGAGGAAGTAGCGCCCGTCGCGGTAGATCTCCCACCCCCGCCCGTTCGCGCGGCCCTTGAACGGCAGCGAGCCCCTGCACAGGATGTGGAAACCCCTGCCGCTCTTGGAGACCTCCGCGTAGCTCGCGCAGGCCCGTATCGCCTCGAGCGCGTCGTCGGATGGCAGGCCGTCCTCGCCGAACGCGGCGTCGCCGTCGATGTCGATCCCGACGATCCCGTCGTCGGCGAACACGAATCCGGCCCATTCGTAGATGCCGGCCTCGACGGCCTCTCGGGCCTCGTCGAAGTCGCCCCAGTCGCCGGGCCGGCTGACCGACGCCGCCGCCGGCTCCCAGCAGCGCATGGGCCGCTTGGAGCCGGCGCTCGCGCACACCCACCGCTGCAGCGGCCGCAGCGCCGAGGGCATGGCCTCCATCAGCGTCGGCATGGCCTACCTGCCGCTCGGCCTGCGGGTGCCGACCGCCTTCGCAGCAGCGCCGTCGGCGAACGCCTCGGCCGGCATGAGCATGACCTGCGCGCCGCTTTTCACGACGAGCCCGAAGCCGTCCTCGCCGCCCTGCTCGACGGAGTCGGCGCGCCTTACGATCTCGGCCGCCACCGACGACGGCATCGCGGAGAGGCACCACTCGTTCTCGCCGGTGGCGAGCTTGTACGCGAGGCTCTTGCCCTCGTAATCCTTCTTAAGCTCCAACATCTCCGAACTCCTTTCTCACGATCTCCTTGAACTCGTCCAGGCTTCCCGCCACGTAATGCGGGGTGCCCGTGCCGATGAACCTGTTGCGCCACACCTGCTGATCCGGCTGCACGGCGTAGCCGCTGCCCGCCTTCAGCTCCACCGCCACGACGTGGCCGCCGCCTATGAGGAGCAGGTCGGGGAAGCCCTTGGACGTCCAGCCCCCGCCGTGTACGTTCACGGCGATGAGGCTTCCCCGGCGCTCGCGCGCGACCCAGCCGAGGCAGCGGCGCTGAAGCTCGGACTCGCGCATGGCCTAGTCGAAGAGGCCGGCGAGGTCGTCGTCCTCGTCGTCCCAGCCGTCGGCCTCGGGCTCCTCGTCCGCTTCCTTGTAGTTGCGAAGATGGCGGTAGCGGCCGGTCTCCTCGCCCGCCTCGTTGCGCGCAACCTGCTCGTACACGTCTGCCACGATGTGCAGCCCCTCGATCTCCGTGGGGTCGATCTCGCGGTCTGAGAAGTCGTGCGTCGCGCACTTCGCGATGGTCGAGAAGATGCCCAGCGCGACCTCGTTGACCTCGCCCTTCTTCTTGCCCATGAACGTGAACGTCTCGGTGAGGGTGCGGCCGTCGTCGTCCGCGAACGTGATCTTGCACTTCATGAACCGCTCCTCGTAGGAGACCTTCTTGATGAGCAGGGTCTGCGCCTCGCCGACCTCGATGTTGCGGAACCCTTGGATCAGACCGATCTTTGCCATTTCTTCCTCCTTACTTTCCGGCGATCGTCACCGTGAACCGCGACGACTCGCTTTCCTTCGCGTACTTCTCCCAGACGCCGTCGGCCTTCATGGCCTTCTCGTCGAGCGTCGTCTTGCTGGATACGGCCAGCTTGCACGTGACCGGCCCGTGCCCGAACTCGCAGGTCGGGGAGTCCCCGATGTTCTCGAGCGCGTATTTCTTGAGCTGATCCTTGATGGCCTTGATCCGCTTTTCCTCTTTCGCCACGGTGCCGTGGACGATGTCGACCTTCTCCTGGAGGCCGACCAGCTCGTCGATGAGGGCAGCGATGTCGGTCTCGGGGTTGAGGGTCGCCTTGCGCATCTCCTTGAGCCAGTCGGCGTCGGCGTGCTCGTCGTACGCCGGGCTGTCGCCCGTCTCGACGTGCCCGGCCCACCAGTCGAGGGCGGGCCGGATGTAGTCCTCCTCGAACTCGGGGTAGCGCTCGCTGAGCGAGAACTCGATGACCGCCGTGTTCTCGAGCGATGGCACGAAGCTCCCCGGGTCGTCGTAGTCGGGGTCGGTCAGGAAGCTCGCGACCATGACGACGTCGTCGCAGCCGAGCAGCCAGGCGTAGAGCGCGGCCTGCAAGGCGTAGTATTCGGGCACGTCCTCGGCCCAGTCCTCGGCGCGCTTGGTCGTCTTGAACTCGAGCACGGCCTCCGTGTGGCCTGCGAGCCCCTCCACGCTGCCGTCCCAGTCCTCGTCGACGAGCAGGGCGTCCCACATGCCGCCGAACACGGGGTGGGTGTAGAAGTTGCCGTAGGTCTTGCCGAACGGGTCTGAGCCCCAGACGTCGTGCGGGTCGATGAGGTTGTCGAGCGCGTACGCCTCGCGCATCCACGCGATCTGCAGAGGCTCGATGGCCTTGCCCGCGCGCGTGTACTTCGTCTCCTCGAACGGGGGCGCGTACGCCTTGGTGATCTCGCACCACATCTGGAACGGGGTGCTCCACCTGTTGAGCCCGAGCACGCTGGCGAACCGCGTGCCGGTCATCTTCTTCGGCCTCTTGGGCGGGTCGATGCTTACGGTTCCGTCGGTGTTCCACTGGATATCCATCGCCTACGCCTCCTTCCCGCTCTCGAACTCCTCGCGCATCTTGCCGAGGGCGACGAGCGCGTCGGCGCACTCGGCGCGCGTGAACGGCTTGCCGCTGTCGCCGGCGCTGTGCTCGAGCTTGCCGGTCGCTGCGGACAGCTCGGCGATGAACTGGGCGACCTCCGGATGCTCGTCGCCGTGCTCGTCCCTGAGTTCCTTCATCGTGCGGGCGAGGCTCTTGACCTGGAGCTTCGTCGCGGGCCCGTCGGGGTTCGTGATCTCCTTGGCCGCAGTCTTGCGCTCGGCCTCGGTGGCCGGCTTCTTCCTGGTCGCGGGCTTCTTGGCCGGCGCGGACGCGCTCGGTGCCTTCTCCTTGTGCTCGCGCGCGGGCTTCGCCGCCTCGCCTGAGTCGACGGCGTCGGCCTCTACGATGTCGAGCACCTGCATCTTGAGGTAGCGGCGCATGTACGTCTGCTCCGCGCCGGTGTCCTGGATGGGCTGGTTGACCGCCTTGCCGGTCGCATTGCTCGTGATGGGATTCATGTCGCTCCACTTGAGGCGGAACTCGATCCTGTCGTCGGGGTCGTCGAGGTTCACGACGGTGGCCGTCGCCGACGGCTCGCTCCACTCGACCTTCGCCTTCCCGTCGATGTCGTGGATGACGATCGGCTCCGGGCCGTGGTAGGTGAACAGCTCGATGAGGCCAAGCTCCGCAAATATCCGCGTCTGCACCGGGACGATGTCCTCAAGCTCGAAGTAGTCGTATCCCTGCTTGGGGTTGACGCCGCTCTTTGTCACGCCGGCCTCGGCGAACATCTTGCGGGCGTCCGCGAGCTTCTTGTAGACGCTCGCCTTCGGGGCGGCCTTCGTCGCCGTCGCGCGCTTCGCCGCAGGGGCCTTCGCGCCGCTCGTGGTCGTTTCTGTCATTTCTTCGTCCTCCTTTTCCTCGAAGTCCCGAGCCCGCCTCTCGGCCAGCTCGGTGTAAAACGATTTGTCTATCTCCGCTATTAACGGAAACGCGCCGTTCGCCAACAGGCAGCGCTCAGGGAGGGACTCGATCTTGGCGACGCTGCCGTCCGCCGCCTTGACCTTGTAGAGCCGTCCCAGCGCCGGGTCGAGGCCCGCGAACACGCGGTTGCACTTCTGCCTGTCCTCCTCGCGCCAGCCTCCCTCGCCGTCCGATACGAGCTGGTAGACGCGCGAGTACTTGTGCCCGGCCTTGGCTATCATCTGGAAAGCGGCCGGGTCGTCGCAGGCCTCTATCGTCTCGGCGACGGGGATGCCGTCGAGCAGCCAGCGCCTGAGCGCGTCGGCCACCACTGTGGCGTTGTTGTTTACAGACCACGCCCCGATGGGGCTGATGCCGCGCACGAGGTACCCGCCCTTCACCTTCTCGGTGCCGTCCGTCTTGCGCAGCGCGTAGTTGTTGACGTCCTTCTGCCAGACGAACTCGATGCGGTCTTCTTCAAGCTCCAGCGCGGTCTGCCTCTGCCAGCGCTCGTTCGCCTCGACGACGGCCGCATACCCCTCCTCGGGGACGCTGACCATGATGCCGTCCGTGTTGAGCTGGATGATGCGCAGGCCGGGTATCCTCGCGTAGGCCATCGCGAGCGCGGTGATGGAGAGCTGCCCGCTGACGCACACCGAGAGCTTCATTTTCGGGTCGTACATCGCGTTGTACTGGTTGCCCATCGCGCCGTAGGCCTTGTTCATGGGGGACTTGAGGGCGTTCGCGGTCTGCTTGTCCCCTCGGCGCTTCGCCTCGAACCGCTCGTTGCGGATGCCCTCGAATATCGCGGGGTCGGGCACGGCGCGCGAGACGTAGCCGTACTCGATCATCAGCGACGGGTACAGGCTGCTCACGTCGTAGTTGAGGATGAGCCGGCCGTCGCCCGCCCGCTCCCTGTGCTTGGGCACCGCGCCGTGGATGCCGCCGAACGCGTACACCACGGGGCATCCGCCGATCTCGGTCTTGAGCGTCGATCTGAAAAGCTCCTCGTCGCCGACCGACGCGTCGCGGATCCGCCCGAAGAACTCCATGACCTCGGCGGGTATCAGGTCGTAGTCCAAACGCTCGGGGAATTCGTAGTCGCGCTCGTCGCGCGTCTCGATGGGGGTCGCCTTGAACAGCGCCGCCGCGAGCTTCGGATCCGTCATGCCGAGGGCGCGCAGCGGGTCGATGCCCGCGAGGCCTGCGAGGTGCAGCTTGGTCTCGAGGTAGCCGCGCCTGATCCGCAGCAGCTCCTCGGTGGCGTCCACGTCGTGCCGGCAGTAGTGCTCGACCTCGCGGCGCTGCTGCGGCGTCAGCGGGGTCTCGATGTCGAACGGCACGCTCGACTCCTCGATTCCCATGCCCAGATGCCCCTCGATCGACTTGAGCGAGGTGCCCTGCTGCGTGTCGTCCATGAGGTCGGCGTTGTTCATCGGGCACCAGAAGCCCTGGAGGTACGGGTGCTCCCACGGCTGGTTGTCGGTGCCGATGATCCAGTCGTTGACCTCCTTGACCTCCTCGGGCCCGCATCCGGCCAGCACCGCCTTGAGGATGTACTGGTCGTAGTGCTTGGAGTTGAAGCCGACGAGGACGGCGTCCCCGTGCTCCTCCATGAACTCCCGCACGCCCTCGGGGTCGTTCCAGAACCGCTCGTAGCGGCCGGCGCGCTTGAAAACGAAGAGCCAGTCGTGCGCGAACACCTCGCAGTCGTATACGATCAGCTCGTAGGCGTCGAGGGGGGAAGACGGCTCGTATCCTCCTAGGACGCACTTGCCCGCCTCGAGGCAGTTGGTGCCCGTGCCGTCGTGCGCGTCGCAGTAGCACTTGCCCGCCACGCCGGCCGGCCTCATGTGCCTGCAATCGGTTATAGTTCCGGCGCTCATCGCTGCCGCCTCTTGTTCATCACGATGGCGTCCACGACGTACCCGTCGCCCACGCCGTGCGCTGCCAGCAGCTCGCACCTGTCCTCGATCTCCATGTCGACATCCGCCTCGCGGAAGACGGCCGCGACCTTGCAGAGCAGCCCCGGGTCGGTCTTGACCACGAATTTCTCGCGCGTGATGCGTCCTCCCGCAAGCTCGAGGTTGCCGTCGAGGTCGGGCACGGGCCGCACCCTCTCCGTCGCCAGGTCGATCGGGTCGACGTCCTCGGAGGGCTTGAGGCAGCGTATCTTCGACACGTCTATCTCCGCCGGGCCGTCGAACCTGCGCGCGGCGTTCTCGAACCAGCCGAGCCTCACTATCACGTACGAGTCCGACGCGTAGATGTATCCCTTGTTCAGGACGACCTTGTCGAGGCCGTAAGACCCGTCGGTGTTGCAGCAGCGGGCGATGGCCTTGAGAATAGAAGCCCTCACAGCCTTTCTCCTTTCACGTATTCGTCTATGTACCTGTCGAACAGCGCCTCGTTGAAGTCGCTGTAGTTCTTGAGCGCGCCGTAGATCGCGTGCTCGATGGTGCCTGCCGTCAGCAGGTGGTAGTACCCGCAGGGCCTCGTCTGCCCCACGCGGTGGATCCTGTCCTTCGCCTGCTCGAGGAGGTCGCTGCGCAGCGTCGGCTCGTAGAACACGCAGGTGTCTGCCGCGTACAGGTCGATGCCCGCGCTCCCGCTCTGGTACTGGCAGACGATGGCCCTGACGTCCCCGTCGGCCTGGAACTCACGCCACTCGTCGCCGCGCGAACGGCCGTCCAGGGTCACGTGCCGGATGCCGAGGCGGTCGAGCAGCGCGCCGACCGCGTCGATGCTGCGCCGGAACTCGCAGAACACGACGAACTTGCCCTCGAAGCCCTCGACGAACTCCCTCAGGGCCGCCTCCTTCGGGCACGGGTACTCGACCCTCTCGCCGTTCTCCGTGTCGATGAAGCCCGAGCACAGCTGCCGAAGCCTCAGCGCCCGCGTGAGGGGGTTGCCCGCGAGCGTGTCGAGCGACACGATCGCAGAGCTGCGCATCATCTCGCGGTACGCCTTCCTCGCGGCAGGCGTCATCTCGCAGTGCAGGATCTCGTCCGGCAGCTTCTCCGGCAGGTCTAGGCACTCCTCTTTCGTGATCCGGTAGGAGAGGTCGCCGACGACCTCCTGGATGGAGGCCACGTCGCGGTACTTGTAGGGCTTGTTCCACTTGTTGAGGTAGGCGACGCGCTCGATCCACTTGTAGTAGCTGTCGCCGCCGAGGCATCGTGGATAGACGAACACCCGCCCGTTGCGGGCCCTCACGACGACCGGGTCGACGGCCGCGAGCTGGCTCCACAGGTTGCACAGCTGCCCGTTGCTCGTCGGCGTGCCCGTGAGTATCCAGCGGTACCGCGCCCTGGCGGCGAGCGACAGGCAGGCCTTCGTGCGTTTCGCACTCGGCGTCTTGACGAAGTGGCTCTCGTCGAGGACGACCGCGCCGTAGGCCCTGTCGTACTCGCTCCTGCGCCATACGGTGTCGTACGAGACCACGTCGAGCCTTATGCCCCCGAGCGCCTCGCGCTGGTCGTCGGACAGCATCCCGACCTTGTCGAGCCACGAGGCGCACACGGCCTTCGGCGCGACCACTATCGCGCTCGAGATGCGTCCGTTCGCGGCAAGCTCCGCGAGCCTGAAGAGCACGGGGAACGTCTTGCCCGTGCCCTGCTCCATGAACAGGGCGAAGCCGTCGTGCAGCCTCAGCAGGGCCAGGGCGGTCTCCTGATGCCGGTACAGCTCGATCATGACGCCATCGCCCCTTGCGCGAAGGCCGCGATCGCCCACACCGCGAGCGCGCCCAGCAGCACCTTTGCCGTGAACCTCCGCTCGGATGGGGTAAGATGGTACCGGACGTGCGCGTCCACGGGCACCAGCCTGACGCGCCTCGATGTTGCCGCATCGGGGCGCAGCCATTCCCTAGTCGGCAGCAAGCTCCGCCTTTCCATCGCATCCTCCTTTCGTTACAGCCTCGAACACCCTCCTCGCGAACTGCCGCCTCTTCCATTCGGGCAGCCTCGCGAAGAGGCTCACTTGCTCTTCTCGAGCAGCCGCTCCCTGCGGCTCTTCTCCTCGCTCAGAAGCTCCAGGCAGTCGACGAGAACCCGCCTCGCCTTCGGCGTGTCCAGCGCACCGGAGAGGAACCGGCTGATCTCCGAGCCCCATATCTTCTGTCCCGTGCGCTTCGCGATCTCGTCCGCAAGCCCCTGGTAGGTGTATGCCGACTCCTGCAAAAGCTCCTGAACCCTGTTTCGCACTTCCCACATTCGTTGCACCTCCTTCCATAGAATCTATTGACAAATCCTTAATAACGACGTACACTCGAAAACCCACAAGTGAATAGGGTGTAAAGGGTTTGACCTAGTGTTTCACTAGGTCTCTGGGGTAACTTGTGCGTATGTCGTTGGTAGGTATAATCACACAATACCTGTGATATGTCAACGATTAATTCACAAGTTGTTTGTGATTGGAGGCTATTTTGCTGTTCTTTGAGAATTTCAAGCGAATCTGCGAGGCTAAAGGCACGAACGTCAGCGCGACAGTGCAGGCCATAGGTATGAGCAAGAACGCTGCAGGAAACTGGAAAAAGCTAGGAACTGTTCCGAAAGAAGCGACTTTGATAGCGTTGGCCGCTCACCTTGACTGTAAGGTGTCGGATTTCTTCAAAGACGAGACAGAGAGGAGCTATCACGAGGAGCTTATCGCATTTGAGAGGCTTCGCGACCAGGCTGATGACAAGTTGGACGAATTCGAGCAGTATTTGATCGATCTTTACGGAAACCTCGACACGAGGGATAAAACGGCATTTATGCAGCAGGTATACGATTTCGCCGATGAGCACGGGGTTGAGCTGTGACGCTCGCGGCCATATACGCGCGATTCTCGTCGGACTCGCAGCGCGACGAATCCATCGAGATCCAGGTGGAGCGATGCGCCCAGCTCATAGAGCGCGAGCGGTGGGTGCAGGGCGAGGTGTACGCCGACCACGCCATGAGCGGCACGAGCGACGACCGGCCGGCGTTCCGCCGCTGCGTCGGGGACGGGGTCGCGGGCCTCTTCGACGTGCTCGTGATCTACAAGCACGACCGCTTCGCCCGCAACGTCGAGGTCAGCCGCAGGTACAAGAGGATGCTCCGCGACGCGGGGGTGCGCATCGTGAGCGTGCGCGAGGGCGAGTCCTCGGACACGCCGGACGGCTTCCTGCACGAGGGCCTCGACGAGCTTTTCGCGGAATACTACTCGCGCAACCTGAGCGTGCTGATCCGCGAGGGCAACCGCAAGAGCGCCGAGAAGCGCAAGGCCTGCGGCCACAGGGTGTTCGGGTACTCCGTCGACGGGGACGACCGGTTCGTCGTCGACGAGGCCGAGGCGGCGGTCGTGAGGCACCTGTTCGAGGCGTACACCGCAGGCGACAGCGTCAACGACCTCGCGGCGTGGATGCGCGAGAGGGGCGTGAAGACCAAGTTCGGCAACGACTGGCGGCCGACGAGCATCGCACGCCTGCTCAAGAACGACGCCTACGCCGGCGTCTACCGGTTCAACGGTGTGGTCGACGAGGAGGACGGCATGCCCGCAATAATCGGGCGCGGGCTTTTCGAGGAGGTTCAAGGGATCATGGCGGACAGGGACAGGGGCAGGCGCAGGAAGGACGCCGCGGACTACCTCCTGACGGGGAAGCTGCTCTGCCTGGACGACGGCAGGCCGATGGGAGGCAGCTCCGGCACCGGCGCGTCGGGGGCGAAGTACTGCTACTACAGGTGCGCCGGCTGCGGCGCGAGGATACCGCGCGACGCGATCGAGGACGCCGTCACGGGGGCCGTCAAGGAATTCCTCTCCGACGACGCCTCGGTGATGGAGATGGCCGCAGCCGTCATGGACTACGCCGAGTCCCTGCCCGACTCTACGCCGATGCTCGTGGAGGAGCGCGACGCCGTCCTCAGGAGGCGCGACAGGCTCGTGTCGAGCATCGCCGACGGCATCCCCGCGAAGAGCGTGAAGGGGGCCTTGGAGGAGGCCGAGGAGCGCCTGGAGGAGCTTGACAGGCTGCTTGCGAGGGAGAGGTTCAACAAGGAGCACCTCCTCGACGAGGAGCGCGTGCTCGCCTACGTCAGGGCCATGGCCGACAGGATCGACAGGAACCCCGGCAGGCTGTCGCTCGTCGTCGACACTTTCGTCGACAAGGTATACGCCGACGGCGAGTGCGCCGTCGTCCTGTTCGACCTCGGAGACACCCAGGAGGTGTTCGACTTGGAAACACTAAGGTCTATGAAAAATGGCGAACAGCCCGGTCAGGGGACTGTTCGCCATGTTCTCACGTGGTGGAGCCGAGGAGAACGTAGGCGAACACTCTACGTCGTCGACGGCGTCCCCGCGCTCGTCGCGGCCATCTAGGCCTGTCCCAGGATGCGCTCCTGCCGGGCCCTGTCGAACTCGCCGAGCAGGGCCATGACGCCCTCGCGGTACTGCTCGGGCACGTCCAGAATGGTGATGGCGCGCCTCTCGATGCGGTGCGCGTACAGCTTCTCCTTCATCTCCGCCTCCTATTCCTCGCCGAGGGCCAGCGTGACAAGCTCCTCGGCAAGCTCCTCGACCTCGGCGAGCCGCTGCTCGAGCGACTTCGACTCGGTCTCGCCCTTGACCCAAAGCGCGTCGAAGGCCTCCTCGACCTCCTCGCGGCTCAGGTCTGTCACCGTCACGACCTCGTCGGCCGTCCAGAACTCCGTCTCGCCGCCGTCGGGCGAGTCGGCCACCTCGTGCGCGATGTTCTCGCGCAGGTACACGACGGCCGAGCCGTCGCGCTGCGGGTAGTACTCGATCGCCTCGATCGGGCGCGAACTGAATGTCTTCTCCATGATGCCTTCTTTCTCGGTTGGATTACGATGCCGCCGCAAGGAGGAGCGCCCCGGCCTCGTTCTTGCGCCGCGCGCACGCGGATATGACCCGGCAGCACTCGGCCACGAGCGCGCCGAGCCCCGTCCTGTCGCGGAACGCCCTGCACGACGTGACCTTGAAGTACCCCCAGTAGCTCACGATGCGCGCGGCTATGTGCGGGGTGAGCGGGCCGCCGCGCCTCGCGCGCAGCACCGCCCTCCGCGCCCGGCGGAAGATGCCCGCCCTTATCGTCGTGCGCCCGCGCCTGAACACGAACCCGCACATGTCGACGGGCTCGGCGTCGATGCTGCACACCTTCCAGCCCTTGACCTCGACGTGGAGCGTGTCCGACAGGTGCCTCGCGATCTTGCGCGCGGCGCTCTTCAGGTTCGCCTTGTCACGGCCCACGAGGAGCCAGTCGTCCATGTATGTGAGCACGTGCGAGCACAGCTTCTCGCGGGTCTCCTCGCCGCCCCTGCGGCCCTTGCGGATGCGGGACAGGCCGTATGCGAACGCGTAGGCCTCGCTGAGATAGTAGTTGGCGAGGTACTGCGACAGGTAGCTGCCGATGTTCAGGCCCTGCCTGTGCGTGCCCACCAGGGCCTCGACGAGCCATACGAGGTCGGGGTTTCGGACGTCGCGCTCGAGCATCGAGAACAGCACCGCGCGGTCGATGCTCGGATAGTACTTGCGGATATCCAGCTTGATGTACCAGCGCTGCCTCGGGTCGCGCACCCACCGCTGGATGTAGCGGCGGGCGTGCTTCTGGCCCTTACCCCTGACGCTCGCGCACTGGTGGAAGCCGACCTTGGCCTCCATGAGAGGGGACAGGGCCGTCACGCACACGTAATCGAGGAACTGCTGCCTCGCGCTCGCGCGCCCTATCATCCGCTCCTTGCCGTTGGTCGGCTCGATGCGCCTGAAATAGGCGATGGGCGGAAGGCTCAGCTCCCTGCGCGAGACCATGTCGCGAACCCATGCGAACAGATCCTCGACGGGCGTCTCGAAGAACTCCCGGAACTCCCGCCTGGTGCGGTTGCCCCTCGCGAACTCAGAGTAGGCGAACGACAGGTGCTCGTCGCCCAGGATATCCACCTCCTTGCAATAGCTTCTCATTTGCACTCCCTTCGTGCCCTCCTCCCCAGCGCCTCTGGGGACTTGACCGCTCTTCGCCGAGGCTACCAAGCGGCCGGGCACAGCCGATTTCGGTCGGTTGACCGTGGCGACGCCTCCCATGTCCCAGGGAGGTGAACGCGACCTGAGAGAAGGACTTCTCCCCAGACGAGCGCCCGCCGATGTTCCAGTTCGTGTTACCGAGCGTGTTGTTCGAGTTGCGGGAACCCACGCCGGCATTCGCGCCATTGTTCAGGTTGCCGCCCACGAGCCGAAACACAAAAGCGAGCCGGGCGGTCGCGCTCCCCACTGTTTTTATGGTGCGTTTTTTTTTTCTTCGGTTGTCAAGCGCTTCGCGCTTGAGGGGAGGGGGCTATCGCCCCCTCTTTTTCCTACGGAAAAATTCACCCCTATTCGGCTGCCGCCGAATGCCCTATGGCAGAGGAGCGCCCGCCGATGTCCCAGGCCGCGCCACCGAGCGGGCTGCCCGAGAGGCGGGAACCCACGCCGGCAGGCGCGCCATTGCCCAGGCGGCCGCCCACGAGCGTCTCGCGGCTCGCCTCCCCGTTGCCCGAGTGCCACGCGCTCATGAAGCCCTGGCTCGACGTGCCGCCGACGTTCTCCGGCACGGGCGCGCCCTTCTCGATGACGTAGTCCTTGATGTACAGCCACGAGTTGTTCGCGCCGACCGTCTGCTGCGTGAGCGCAGTCCACCCCGTGCTCCCGTCGAGGTTCGGGCAGTCCGACACGTCGGACGCGATGTACCACGTGTGCGTGTTGACGCCGTCCGACTGCGTCGCCACCGAGAACATGTTGCAGACGGTCTCCCAGATGCCGAGGTTCCACTCCACGTTCTGGAACTTGAAGGGCTCCTTGCCGTTGGTGAGGGCGGCTGCAGTCCTGGCCCCGAACGTGCCGAGGACGTCGTCGCACGTGCCGTTGCGCCACGGCATGGTGGAGACGTAGTAGGTCGCGGCGACGTCGATGTTCGACGCCAGGTCGAGGTTGACCGCCGTCTTGCCATCTGTGAGCGCGACCTTGCTGAGAACCTTGGCGCACTTGGCGATGTCGTGCATCGTCGCCTGGTTCCTGTCGCTGTTGTTCGCCGACCTGCTGCCGACCGACAGCGACGAGCCCACGATGATGTTGGCCGCCTGCGCGTCGGTCAGGATGACGCGCTTCACGCCCTCCTCGGCGGCCGCCACCTGGTACTGCAGGTTGTAGTCGACGCAGCCGACCGCGACCGAGCGCGGGGCCTTGACGCCGAGCATGAGCTGCATGAACTGGATCTGCCAGGCGAGGTCGCCGTAGTCCAGGTAGGTCAGGCCGTCCGTCGAGGCGCGCGTCTTGCTCCATGAGAAGTCGTTGCTCGCGCAGTGGTTGGCAAGCGTCGGCGACCCCTGGGAGGCGGCAGGCTGCGTGCCGGACTTCGAGCTGAAGTTGCCGCCCGAGTCCATGTAGCAGGCCCGCAGGATGAAGGGCCTCAGCGCGCCCCCCTTGGTGTACGCGCCACGGCAGGGCTTGAAGCCGGTGCGCGGGGTGTCGGTGTACTCGTAGTGGTCGTAGCTCGAGTCGCGCGTGACCTTCCACCAGTAGGGCGCGGTCATGACGTAGGTGTTCTCCGTCGCGTCGAAGCGGTCGTCGTAGCCCTCGATGGCCGTCACGTAGTGCGTGCCGTCGGCGTCGACGCCGCCGTTCACGCGGGGGCAGCAGAACAGCAGCCGGCCGTCGTAGTCGTTGCGCCCCGCAGCAGCCTCGGTGGATGCCTCGAGCACCAGACCGGCGTTCGCGCCCGTCTTGATAGCCGTGGTCAGCGGGCTGTAGGCGAAGCGCGGTACTTTGACGCCGTAGACGAGCCCGTCGGCCATAAGGCCGAGCCACTCGCCCAGGTTGTCGTACCGGCCGCTCTCCGAGTTGTAATGGGGCGCGGCGGCCGACGGGTTGTTGACCAGCGCGGCGAAGCGCCTGAACATCTTGTCGAGCGTCCCCGCCGTGACCAGGTCTTCGGCATTGTATGACATATCTCATCCTCCTTTTAAGTTACAGAAGCGGCTGAATCGTGAACATCCCGTCGATGATCTCGATGCCCTCCTCGTCCGTAATCACGCCGAGGTCGTCGGCGGCCCTTGCCGAGAGCTGCGCCTTGCACTCCTCGGTCAGGTCGCCGTAGTCGACGTAGGCGTGCACCGGCTCGCGGTGCACGTTCCGCACCATCACGGCGCGCCTCCCTCCTCGTCTCCGTCCGGCCATGCAGCATCACCTCCTCACGCGAAAATCCTGTCGATTATCTCCAGCCCCTCGGCGTCGCTCAGCGTGCCCGCCTTGCGGCCCGCGACGATCGCCGCCGCCATGTCGTCGATGATCGCGATGCCCTGCTCGTCCGTGATGAGGCTCGAGCCGCTCGCCGCCGACTGCGCGATGGCGGCCTTGCACGCGTCGCTCAGGTTCGCGTACTCGATTGCGCCGAGCAGAACCTCGTCCATGCGGGCCGACGCCGTCGCGGCGGCGTTGTCTATGGCCGAGGAGAGCCGGTTCTCGAGGGCCGTTATGCCCTCGCCGGCGTCCGCGAGGATCGAGGCCACTATGCCGCTCGCGGCGTTCGCTACCATGGCGGCCGCATCCTCCCACGTGGCGACCCGCTTGACGGTGCCGGCCGCGAAGCAGATATAGGCCGCCTTGCCGTCGCTGGTGGCCTCGTCGCCCGACAGGACGATGGCCCACTCGCCCGGCAGGAGGCGCGAGGGGTCGAACCCCGAGAACGCACCGCGCCTGTGCTGTATCGCCATTGCAATCACCCCCTTTCGCGGCCTAGGAGAAGACGTTGTATCTCGGCTGCTTGCCGGCGTCGCGCCAGATCCTGATGGCGTCCTGCGCGACCCCGTACTCGCCCGCGTAGTCGTCGGCGCTCCCGCCCGTGTCGCGCGTGCCCCTCATGACGGGGTTCCAGCCGCCGCCCAGGTTGTGGGTCTGGTAGCAGACGGACTCGTCCTCGATGCGCACCGCGTCTATCGGGACGCCAGCGCCCGCCATGCCGCCGTACTCGTCCGAGAGGTCGTAGCGGTCGACCGCCGGCCACCAGCCGCCGCCCAGGTCGTGTGCCTGGTAGGGCCCGACGCCCTCGATGGCGACGTAGCGGAGGGGCCTGCCGAGAACGCCGGCGTAGTCGTCGCCGCATCCGGTGGTGTCGGACAGGCCGACCATGTCGCCCTGCCACGCGCTGCCGCCGGAGGCGGCGCTGCCGGCGCTCCCGCGCCCGGCGTTGCCGCCGGGCCACCTGAGGTACCAGTCCCAGGGGAAGTCGTAGTAGGGGCGCGTGTTGACCTCGACGCCCGTCTGGTCTCCCGGCCTGCCCCCGCTGATGCCGCCGTTCTCGTCTATCGAGGCCTGGCCGAGGTCGCCGTTGTACAGCATGACCGCGACGTGCTCGTACTCGGCGACGAGGATGTCGCCGGGCTGCGGGTTCCCGTCGGGCCTGACCTTCTGCCAGCCCCTCGCCACCAGCTCGTCGACGATGTTGCCCGAATACGACGCGCCGCCCGTGTCGAAGCCGGCGTACCTCAGCGCCGCGATGGCGAGCCAGCTGCAGTCGGTCTTGTAGAGCCCCGGGCCGTAGAACTCGATGTCGTAGCGGTCGTCCTGCGCGTAGCCGACCTGATCGCTGTCGGCCGCCCAGTAGACGGCCTGTATGGCCTTCTCGAGATCAGGCATCCTTCACCTCCTCGGTCGGGGCGAGTATGCGGGCCACGGTAGCCTTGTCGTTGGTCGAGGCCTGAATGACGGTCTGCGTGCTCGCGACGCTCTTGCCGTCGACGTACGCCTCGCACGCCGAGTAGATAGCGGCCGACAGGGCCATGCAGACGGCGCACACGCCGGCATCCACGACGCCGGCGAGACCCATGCCGAGCGAGCCCAGAAACGCCGCTGCGGCAAGCAGGAACTTCCTGCTCGTCACCTTCCTAATCAGCTCTTCCCTTGTCATCGTCGTCCTCCTTCTCGTACTTGTTCTTGATCTTGCTTTTGCGGATGCTCGCGAGCATCACGATCTCCACCGTCCAAAATGCGAAGAACAGGGTGGTCAGCTCTATCGGCGGCCACGTGTTGGTCGCGTGGTCGATGTTGTAGACGGCGAGCCAGAGCATCACCGCCGTGTATATCGAGGTCGCGGTCACGCTCGCGGCCACGATCTTCGAGGCGAAGTGCATCTACCTCCCCTCCCTCACTGGGAGGGCCTTGATGTCCTCCCAGAGCTTCGTCCCGCTCCCGTTTCCGCCGAGCGAGTGGTACACCTCGTACGTGTTCTGCGCGTACTCGAGCGCCTCGAGCGTGATGCTCTGGCGCTCTTCCGCGAACTCGCGGTGCATGCTGACAAGCTCGTTGCGCAGCAGGACGCGGTCGGCCTTGTCGCCGCGATCGAGACGCTCCATGAGGGCGTCCTTCCATTCCCTGTCGGCCGCCTCGCGCTCCTCGCGGTGCTTTCTGGCGTTGGTGGCCCAGATGCCGAACGCGGCCGCCATGGCGAGCACCCCGTAGGCGACGATCTGCAGGTCTAGCCTCGTTCCCGCGAAAGCGGTCACGACGCCGGCCATGATCGCCGGGATGCAGATCCACAGCGCCTTCGCGAACTGGTCGCTCATATCCGATCGCCTCCCCTCACTCCTCGAACATCCACTCGATCTCGAGCAGCTCGCTGCCGCTGAGCCTGCCTATCGCCTCCTCGAACGGGATCGTGAACAGGCGCGGCTCGTGCTCGACCCCCGCTATGACGTTCAGCTCATCGACGAACGCGCCGAAGCCGTCCGATTCGGGGTCGACGGCGAAGACGCCCGTCGGCCTGCCCTTCTCGTCGACCTGCGGCTCGCCGTGCTTGCATACGAGTTCGTCGCGCTTCTGCCGGTACTCGAGAAGCTCGTCGCGAAGCACCCTCGTGTTGCGCGCGGCCGCGTAGCCGATCAGGTCGGTTCTCGCGAGGTGCTTCTCTAGCGCGGCGAGCATCCCCTCCATCTCGATGTTCTTCATTGCTGCTCCTTTCCTAGTAGACCCTTGCCCCCGGATTGGTGACGACGGCCGTCTTCTGCTGCTCCACGTACACGGGAGACGCGACGTCGGCCGCGAGGCTCCACGCCGGCATGTTCGCGAGGTTTTCGTTGTAGAATCCCGACTGGTCTGCGACGCGCACGTAGTAGCCGCTGCTGTCGCTGTTTATCGCCATCCTCGTCGCGAGCGTCGTGTAGATGCCCGTCCAGTCGTCGGTCACGTACCTCCGCAGGTTCATGGTGAAGATGGCCGACCCGAGAAGGCCGCTCGAGAACCCTGCGGGAAGGCCGTAGAGAGACGCGCTGCTCGGGCTGCCGTTAAGGCGCACGAGCCCCACGCTCGACATCCCCTGGCCGCGCGCGCTCGTTCCCATGCGAAGCGAGTTCGACTGGTCGAGGACGAGGCTCACGTACATGTCGCCGACGTATTGGGCGGACGGGTACCTGCCTGTCGATGCGGAACCGGCATAGGTCATCGAAGACCTGACCGCGTTCTCGAAGCGGATGCTGCCGCCCGTGTCCTCGAACGTGTATCCGAACGTGCCCAGCGTGGCGGGCATCGCCTCCCACACGAGGTAGTTGATGCCGCCGTCGACGCAGATCACCTTCGTGATGGGGGTGCCGTTGTACGCGATGGCCTCGGGATCCGTGTCCGTGTTCAGGATTAGCATCTCGGCCTCCCCTCTATAGCGTGATGTAGAGGGTCGACCCGCTGCGCGAGAACGACGGCACGGAGGGTATCGAGGCGCTCGTGATGTACCCCTGGCTAGAAACCCAGCTCTGGGTCGCGTATCCGCTCAGGCTTGAACTGGTGAGGTATCCCTGGCTCGATACCCACGACTGGGTCGCGTATCCCGACAGCGAGCTGCTCGTGAGGTAGTTCTTGTTGTTGACCCACGTTTGCGTCGCGTATCCCGACAGCGAGCTGCTCGTGAGGTAGTTCTTGTTGTTGACCCAGGTCTTCGTTGCCATGTCAGAGAGTTTGGTGTCGACCTGCGCGGCGCTGTAGAACCCACGGGTGGTGTCCTCGGCGGTGCGCTCCACCAGCAGCCCGTTCACATACACGTCCTCGACGAGGTAGACCGTGTAGGCCGTCGAATTCTCCGTGTCTGTGTTCCATTTGGTGGCGTTCGCCAGGCGCAGCGTGTGCTCCGTGCGGTTGAGGCCCTCCCACTCGGTATCGTCGGCGTCTATCACGCTCAGCGTGTCGGCGAAGAGGCGTATCTTGTCCTCTGCATAGATATCGAGGAACTGGTCTTCGATGCGGTCGTGCTCGTCCAGACCGGTGTAGGCAGCGATATACGCGCAGTTAGTGCCATAATTGAAGAAGTAGATGCGCCCGTCGATAATCACATTGTCTACGCCGTTGCTTGCCGCGAAGCACGGCATGCCGTACGGGCTGTTGTCTCCGGTGGCGTCTATATAGATGCCCACGGTCTCGCTGTCGTCGGCGGATTCCATGTACTTGTAGATCGCGTCGCCCGAGATCGATAGGCCGCCTATCGTCCCGCTCGTCGCGGTGATCACGCCGGCAGGCGTCACCTTGAAGTTGCTGGTGTTGACCATGAACGTGCCGGCGGCCACGTCTGCCCGGAATATCTCGGTGTTGCCGCTCTTGACCGACAGCGCGCCCGTGGTCAGGTAGTCTGCGTCGATGCCGACCGCGTAGATGCGGTTGAGTATCGCGTTGCCGCTCACGTCGAGGCCGTACGGGTACGTCGAGCCGCCGTCGCCCGACACGGCGAGCGCCTCTGCGGTCAGCTTCCAGACGATCGTCGACGCGGCGAGCGTGGGCTTGTCGTGCATGTAGTAGATGGTGGAGCCGTCCTGCTGCGTCTGCTCGGTCTTGTAGATCCCCGTGGCGGTCGAGAGGGCGAGCTGCAGGGCCTCCACGGCCTGCTTGCGCGCGGTCGTCTCCGCCTTGATGGCCTTCCTGCTCTCGACGACGGCCCTCGTGATGGCGCTGTAGAACGCCGCGCTGTTGCGCGACGGCGTCTCGGCCCCGCACGACAGGGCTGCGTACTCGCCGACCTTGTAGGTCAGCGAGGTCAGGTAGCTCAGATAGCGGTTCTGGGCGCGGTCTGTGATGACGACGGGGTCGCCCGCCTCGACGGTGGGGTCGCCCACGGCCGAGAGGTCGAACGGCCTGAATCGCATGCCGACCACGCGCGGGCCCACCTGCGCGGCCACCGCCGACGCCTTGCCGAACAGGATCAGCGGGTTGCCCTCTACCGACACGACGTATCCCGCCGAGCCGTACAGCGATGACTCCCCGTCGTCGCCGCGCATGCCGTCCGACTTGACCTCGTCCTGGGCCGTGACCCTCACGCCGGTCACGACGACGTCGTCCGTGCATATCGTCTCCTGCGCGATGGCGTGGACGTGGGCGAACCTCGGCGTCGAGAACGAGCCGCCGTCGGCATCGTCCCCGCCGTCGTAGTCCGAGAAGTCCCCGCCGTCGGCGTCGTCGCCGGTGGCGTGCGGGGTGGAGGCGTCGAACGAGCCGCCGTCGAGCCACCCCTCGTCCTCGAACGCAGTGGTGTCGTACCAGCCGAGCGCGAGCCTGCCGAGGGTGTCGCACCCGGCGAAGTTCCCCGACGCCTGCGCGGCGTACGAGAGCACGTCGAGGCAGGTCAGCGTCGCGTCGTCCGGCCTCGTCGCCACGGAGTACGACCCGTTGGCGAAGTCTTGGTTGAGCAGCGTCACGCCGCAGGCCGCGCATATGTCCGACACGATCTTCGTCAGCGTCGCCGGGTATGCTGTCGACACGTCGGAGTAGGGCCGCTCGAGGAAGACGAGGTTGTCGAGGGCCGACAGCGCGATGGTGCCGCCGTAGGACGCGGGCTGCTCGACGTTGAACACGCCCTTGCGCAGCCACTCGACGGTATCGTCGGGAAGCTCGACGCCGATGAACGGCACGATCGTCGCGCCCGTGAAGTCGTACGCGTCGAAGCGGCCGTCCATGTTGTTGAGCGACACGTCGAAGCGGCCGATGATGGCCGCGCCGATGTCGAACGAGCCGTCGCTCGACGTGCCGGTCGAGAACGCGGCCGTGCCCATCATGATGTCGTCGCCCGTAAGCTCGCGCACCGTCTCGTCCGCGAGCGTGAGTGTCGCCTTGAACAGCGTCTTCGAGTTCTGCTGCACGAGGCGGCGGAACCCTGTGCTTGCACCCAGCATCGCGCGCCTACCTCTCTATGATGTCGAACGACAGCGTCGAGTAGCGCGTGCCCTTCTTGGGCAGCGAGAACCACCTGAGCGGGGCCGAGCGGTCTCCCACGTAGAACTCGCGGACGCCCCATGCCCCGTCCATCGCGTCGAAGTAGCGGACGAACACGTACTCGGGGTTGAACGCCTGCAGGATCTCGGCGACTTGCGCGGCCGTCGGGTTGTTCCATGTGAGCGTGATCTTGCGCTTCTGCCCGACGCGCATCTTGTACATCGTGGTGTTGCTGTCCTGCACGCGCCCCGCGTCCGACGCGGAGATGTCCATGAGGCCCCACGCCATGGCGGAGGGGTCGAGCGATATGTCCGTTAGGCTGCCGGCGTCCGTGCCGACGGAAAGCATCGCCATGCCCGGCCTCCCTTCCTATGCGAACTGCACCTGCGGCACGACTTGCCCGCGCCTTGCGAGCGAGGCGTTGCCCTTGTTGACGGCCTTGGCGAGCTGCTCGTGGCCGACCTGGAGGATCAGCGTCATGTCCCCGCCTCCCTGGTCGCGGAAGATGGGCAGCACCTGGAGCATCGCGCCCATGACGCCCTCCTCGATGCCCTCGACGATCTGCTGGTTGTTGGCGACGGCCGTGTGCGAGCCCATTCGGCCGACGTACTCCGGGATGCCGTTCTCGCGGGCCATGAACAGCTCGCCCGAATCCGGCATGCCGCCCGTCGCGTAGCCGCCCAGGCCCCGCCACGCCGTTGTCTGGAACGACATCTGGTATGCGCCCGTGCCGACCGTGATGTTCTGGAACTCGCCCCTGACGCTGTTGGAGAACGTGTGCACCGTCGACAGCAGGTCTGCGAAGCCGTACTCCCAGTTGCTCTTGATCTGCCCGGTCGTCCAGTTGACGTAGTCGGCGGTCTCGCCGAGGCTCTCCTTGACCTTCGCGACCGACTGGTCGTAGGTGTCGTTGATCTTCTGCATGTCGGCGGCGAGGTCTGCCTGCGCGGCGCTCACGACGCCCCTGTACTCGTCCCAGGTGATCTCCCCCGCCTCGAGCAGGCGCTTCGACGCGTCCTCAATCGCCTGGTAGTGGTCGTTGGCGAGCCTCACCGCCTCGTCGCGCTCGTCGCGCTTCGCGGCGATGACCTTCTCGGCGGCGTCGAGGGCCGCCTGGACGTCGTTGTTGCGCATGTTGTTCTCGATGACGGCAAGCTCTCCCGCGCTGACGCCCGTGGAGTCGATGATGTTCTGGTACATCTGCTCCTGGATGCGCTCGATCTCGTCGCACTCCTCCTGCGTGAGCCCGCGCTGCTCCGCCATGGCGGCCGCGTAGATCTCGTTGATCCGCGCGGTGCCGTCCTCGGTCGTGGTCTTGACGTTCTCGTAGAAGTCGACGGTCTTCTGCTTGGCCGACGCGACCTTGTCGGGAGGCAGGTACTGCGACAGCGAGTCGAGGTCTGCCAGTTCCTGGTTGCGGCGGGCGTCGAGGTTGTCGAGGACGGTGTTCTTGATGTCCTCTGTCGCCGCTGCGACCTCGTCGAGGTCTTCCTGCGACACGACGCTCTTGCCGAACTCGAACTCGTTGAGCTTCGTCTTCAGCTCCTCGACCGAGTCGAGCGACGTGCCGAAAGCATCCCTCGTCGCGTCTGACACGCCCTCGAGGGCGTCCACGCTCTCATGGCACGGTTGCACCATGTACGCGCCTATCGCCGCTCCCAGGCCCACCAGCGCGCCGACAGCGCCGCCTATGAGTGTGCCCCACGGGCCGAACGCCGAGCCGACCATCGCGCCGGCCGTGGCGAGCCCGCCGACGGTGCCGGTCACGTTGAGGAGGTTCGGCCCGTTGTCGATCATGTCCTTGATGCTCACCACGGCTATGCCGAGGCCCGCCGCGAGCGCGCCTATCTTCGCGCCCGTCTTGCCGAAGGCCATGTAGAGGCCTCCGACGAGCGTCCCCGCGCCGCCGAGCATCGTGAGGAAGTTCATCCAGTCGAGGCCGTTGACCCACGCGTCGAAGCCGGAGAACACGAGCGCAGTGCCGCCCGCGAGCGCGAGCGTGAGGCCCGCCGTCTTGCGCAGCCTGCCGTCGGCCCTCGACAGGTCGCTCCACAGCTTATTCCCGATTCTCCAGCCGATCAGCGACGCCCCGACGCCTGCGGCGAGGGGCGCGATGCGCCTGAGCGCGCCGAGCATGTCGTCGGCCATCTTGTCGGTCATCGCCGAGAGGTTGTCCTTGAGGTCGGCCATGAAGTCGTAGGTGTCGAGGGGTATGTCCAGCCCCTCCGACGCGCCGATGCCGTCGTCGCCGGCCGTACCCGCGCCGGTGCCGCCTGTGCCGGCGTCGCTGTTGTCGACGAGCTTGTTCAGCTCGTCGAACCCCATGACGCTCTCCTTCAGCTCCTTGACCTTCTCGTTCGCGTCGGCCGCCGCCGAGCCCGCGTCCTCGAGCGAGTCCGCGAGGTCGTCGGTGCCGCTGGTGGAGATGCCGCTGGTGTCCAAGCCGGAGTAGTCGACCTCGAACACCGCGTCCACGCCGAAGAACGCCGCGATTGTCTCGGCGACCTTGCGGATGGCCTTCATGACCGCTATGGCGACGGGCAGGATGTCGTTGAGCGCCGGTATAAGCAGGTTGCCTATGGCGCGCGCCGCCAGCGTCACCTGCGCCTTGAGGACGCGCAACTGGTTGGCGGGCGACATGATCGTGCGCGCCATGTCGCCGTGCACCTGGGTGACCTGGTGCATGATGAGGTAGTAGCGCAGCCCGACCTTCTCGGCCTGCGTCATCTCCTTGACGCTCTTCGATATGCCGAGGTTGGTGGCCTCAAGCTGCATCCTGGCGTTCGAGAGATCCCAGCCGATGCGGCGCAGCGGCTCAAGCTCGCCGGCGATGGCCGACTGCAGCTTGAGCATGGCGTCCTCGACGTCGAGGTTGTAGAACGACGCGATGTCGTAGCCGAGCTGCGTGAGCTGCTGGCTCATGACGGACGCCCTGTCGGCCGTCTCGCCCATGCCCGTCATGAGCGTCTGGAAGACGCCCTGGTTGCGGGCCCACGCGCCGAGGTCGATGCCCATCGCGTCCTGCACGGCCTGGCCGTACTCGCGGGCCGCCTGCGCGGCCTGCCCCATCGACGCGTCGAACAGGTTCATGTTCTCGATGTAGCTGTTGACCTCGTTGATGACGCTCCCGAGCGCGCGGCGCACGTAGTGGAACGCCAGAAGCACGGTCGAGAACTTCGCGACGAGCGACCCGGCGCTCGCGGCAGCCGCCTTGTTCGAGGCGTCGAGCTGCCTGTTCGCAGACACGACAGTCCTCGTCGCCGAGGCGGTCGTGCGAAGCGACGCCGGCAGCTTGTTGAACGCGAGCTTGAGGGCGTTCGTCGACGCGGCGAGAGACCTCAGCCTGGGGTTGAGCAGGTCGAGCTGCTCGACGAGCCTCGACACGTCGAGGGTCTCGTAAGCCTTGAGGACGCCCGGAAGCTGGCGCAGGCCGTTGATCGCGGTCGTTATGCGCATGCCGTTGAGCTGCTTGAGCGGCAGCAGGGCCCTGGCGAGGCCCGACAGGCGGGTGCCCGCGTCGGCGGGGAATGCCGCCACTGCGTGCGCCAGTTTGGAGACGTTGTTGGGGACGGTCGCGCTGATCTTGACGCCGCCGAGGTGGCGCAGGGCGGGAAGCCCCGCCACCCTCGATGCGGTGTCGGACGGCATGAACGTCAGCGCCGTGGCGATGCGCCCAAGGTTGTTGCCGACGCTCGAGCTGAGCTTGACGCCGTCCAGCGCCTTGAGGGACGCGAGGGGCGCTATGCGCGAGCCCGTGTCGGCGGGCATCAGCGCGACGGCCGCCGCGAGGGTCTTGATATTCTTGCCCACGCTCGCCTTGACCCGCAGCTCGTTGAGGGCCCTGAAATCTGCGGCGCGCATGTTCGCCGCCGCGCGGTTGAGCGTCTCGATGCTTCCGGCCACCTCCGACAGCTTTGCCGCAGCGCCGCCGACGCCTCCCTCGAGCCTAGAGAGGGACTTGGTCAGCTTGTTGAGGTCGCGTACGGCTGCGGAGGCGCTGCTCGACACCTCGATCGACAGCCTGTCGATGCTCTGCTCCCCTGACATGTCGCCTCCCTTCGCGCCCGATGGAAGGCGAAACCTCTCCTGCTACCCCTCTTCTTCGGCGTCGCGCTTCGCGAGCCGTGCGTTGGCCGCGAGGGCCATCGCCATGAACGCGGCCTTGCCGCGCTCCATGTCCCTTCGCTCCCGGTCGGCGTCACCGCCCTCGGGCCTGGAGCCCTCGAGCATGAGCGGCACGCTCGGGTAGGGATGGTTGATCGCGTCCGAGAACAGCTTGAACGCGGGCGACGCCGACAGGAGCGCCTCGTGCACGTATATGCCGACACGCCACCTGTCGACCTCGCGGTTGTCTCGCCTGATGGCCTCGGCCTCGCGCCAAGCGCGGGCGAGCCTCGGGTCTCCGTGCCAGAACTCCTCGGCGGTCATGCCGATCGCGAGGTAGTTCGGCAGCGCGGCCCAGAACAGCTCCTCGACCGAGGCGTACCCGCCTTGGCCGGCGTCGTCCCCTACATCGCCGTCCAGCTGATCGCTTTTCCCTCCTCGGGCTCCTCGAACAGCGTGTTTACGCATTCGGCGAACATCGCCGCCAGGGACTTCAGCAGCTCCATCTTGTCGGGCATGAGCTCCTGGATGCGCTCGACCGTCTCGTGCTCGACGTCGGAATGGTTCTTGATGAACGCCCCGAAGAACAGGGCGTCGAACGCCGACATCTTCATCTTGACGACGTCTGAGACGGAGACGTCGAACAGCTTCTCGGTCTGGACGACCGAATCGCGGTCGAACTCGAGGACGTACTTGACGCCCTCGAACTCGAACTCGATCTTGTTGGTCTTCTTCAATGCCGCGCTGGTCTGTTTCGCTGCCATGGCTATACCTCTCTTTCACTCGGCCACGAATCGCCCTTAGGCGAACTTGATCTCGGTGCTCGGCGCGATCGCGACGCCCATCTCCTGGACAGCGCCCACGCCTGCTCCCTTCTTCCATACCGACAGCTCGCCCTTGAAGGAGAACTTGCCGTCGCTTCCGTCGGGCGTGACCACCCCGTTGTTCTCGCTCGCGCCGAACCAGACCGCGTAGTCGTTCTCGGCACCCGCGAGGGCCGCGAGCGTCGAGTAGTCGCTCTTGGTGTAGTTCGAGGTGAACTCGAGGTTGCCGCCCGTGTCGCTGATGTCGGCGATGTAGGTGTGCATCTTGTCCGAGAGGGTCGTGGTGTCCAGCGTCGGCGCGGCGCTGCCCAGGTCGGGGAAGTCCTTGATGTCGATGAGCTTCGCCCATGTCGTCGTGTTGTTCGACGTGGTACCCTTCATCAGGAAGGTGTTGCTGGTGTTGATCGCCATTTCCTTACCTCCAATACATTGTTCCGTGCTTGTCCACGATTCCCGTGTACCTGCCGACGTAGCGGTAGATGCTCGGGTCTAGGGCGTTGTCTATGGGGCGCGCGGTGAGGCGCTTCATGTTGCGCCGCCTCATGTGCGCGTCGACGGCCTGTAGGATAGCCCTGCACTCGCCACGCGCGTCGGATGCCGAGTTGCTGTAGACGTTCACCGTCCAGGTGACGGCGTCCGCGTTCTCGTCGCCCGACGAGTCCCTGCACGCGTCCACCTCGCTGCTGAACGTCTGCTCGATGAACACTGCGGGGAACGACGGGGGAGAGAGGACGTGCTCGCCGGCGACGTAAGCGCCGGGCCACCGCTCGAGGACGAGCCTCGCAAGCTCGTCGTAAAGGTCGGCCTCGATGTCGATCATGTCGCGAACACCTCCCTCGCGATGGCGAGGGCCCTCGCCCTCATCTGGTCTGACGCCCCCGCCATGTAGGCGTTGGCCGTCTGCCCCCTGGTGCTCCTGACCGCACCCTCGCGGTCGCGGTAGTACCATCTGGTCGGATCCTTCTCGTCGTGCGCCGAGGGCGTCCGCCGCTCGTCGTAGCCCCACTCGGCGGGCAGCTCGCCGGGGTAAGTGCCCCGGCCCACGACCCCCGTGCCGAACTCCACGAACGCGGCGTGGTCGCCGTCCGACACCACGAGGTACGACGAATCGCCGAACTCCTCGACGTGGATGCCTGCGGCCAGCTCGCCGGTGTCCTTGCGGACGTCCGCGACGGCCGCCTCGACCCCGGCCTCGGCCAGGCGCTTGCAGAGCGTCCGGCACTTGGGGGCGAGCGACCCGGCGTAGCCGTCGACCGCCCGGACGGCCTCCGCCACCGATCGCGCTGACAGCTCGAGCGGGATCCTCACGGCCGCACCTCCACGCGCTTCGCGGCTATCACCGTGAAGCCGCCCTTGCGGGCGATCTTCCTCACGACGTAGTCGTGGGCCCTCGTGTCGGGCGACGCGAACCCGCCGCCGTCGGCGTGGTCGGCGTCGTCCGACCCCGAATACCAGTCGTCGAACGTGCCGCCGTCGAGGCCGTCGCGGCCCTCCAGGAACTCGACCCCTCCCGGCTCGCCGCCGGAGGCGTACACCCAGAGGATGTCGGCCTCCCCGACCTCGAAGCCCGGGTCGTCGACGGTGAGCGCGAGGTCGTAGTCCAGGCTCTGGCCGAAGTATGCCCCGTACGCCTCGCCCCTGACGGGGGAGACGGTGGGCCAGAACTCCTCGGGCCCGGTGTAAGACGGGACGTTCTTCCCCGTGAGCCTGCCCTGGCCGTCCACCTGGCGGGTCAGCCCCGCGAAGCGGGCGATGAAGCACCTCTGCCTGTCGCGGTCGATGCTCCTCATGACGGCACCCCCACGTGCGGGACTATGCCCCGCAGGTAGCTCTCGGGCACGCCGGCGGACTCGTAGCCGCGCGACACGCCGCTCTCGCTGTGCGAGGTCTCGCCCTCGGCACCGCGACGGTTGACGAGGTAGACGGCGACCTCCACGGTCTGGGCATGGTGCTTCTCGGGCACGTCGGCCCACGACTTGGAGCCGTCGTAGGGCCACATGCGCGAGAGCACGACGCCCTTCGCGATCGAGAGGTAGTGCGGCACCAGCTCGTCGAACCGGCTATCGCCCACCAGGGCCTTCGCAGAGGCCACCATCTCCTCGTCAGTCATCGCGCGCCTCCTTAAGCCGCGTGGCCGGGAGAGACCATCTTGCCGATCATGACGGCGCGGTCGTCGCTGTAGGCCAGGCCCCAGTTGGAGCTGTCGAACAGCTGCGCGTTCGTCGGGGACTCAGTCCAGCCGGCACCGCTGCCCATGGTGAAGCTGAAGCCGTTCGGGTGGATCGTCTCGCGGCGGCGCGTGCCGATCATGTCGATGCCGCCCTTGGTCTTCGGGTCGCGCCAGGTCTCGACGGGCCTGGTGACGGGGCCCGGCGCGTAGCGCAGCGCGCCGTACCCGTAGAGGAACGTGTCGTAGAGCTTCTTGCGGTTCGCGGGGGCCGTGCCCTCGGCAAACGCAAGGGTTCCGGCCGTGGAGGCGATGCTGCCGGTCGGGATGCCCTCGCCGTAGTGGCCGCTCTTCTCGGTGGCGGTGAGGACGCCGTTGCTGCGGGACAGGCCGTAGGAGGCGTTGAACGCCGCGTCGGCCTCGAGCGCCGTCTTGAGCGCGGTCGCTGCTGCTGCGGCGGAAGCTCCGGACGTCGAGTCGAGCGTGATGGTCACGCCGTTGACGGTGATATTGTCGCCCTCGGCGACGGTGCCGCCGACCGTGATGGTGTACACGCCTGCGGCGGTCGCCGTCCACTTCCAGGGCATGCCGTCGTCGATCAGGCAGTGGATGCCGTTGATCTCGATGATCTTCACCTCGCGGCTCAGGCCGTTCTCGTCGGTGTACTTGAGGTAATCGACCCGCTCCATGTCCTCGTACTCCTGCGCCACCGCCGAGTGCATGATGGCCATCGCGCAGGCGTCCTTGTGGTCGCCCCAGATCTCCTGGGTCGCGTCGGAGAGCGACGTCGCCCCGAGCGTGGACTTGCTGATCGAGTGGGAGCCCATGCCGGAAACGCCGAGCACGGCGTTGGTGATGCCGATGATGCGCTTCTGGGTCTGGGTCTGGTACCAGCGGCCGATGCGCGCCGTGATGGCCGCCATCGGGTTCGCGGCGGTGAGGTCTGCGACGAACTGCGCGGCCTGCCAGCCCTTCATGCGCCCGAAGACCACGCCCGTCTGGCGGGAGCCCGTGATCTCGTCGAGCGACATGTCGTCGACGCCGTCGTAGTTGTCCTCGTCGCCGTCGGCCAGCTCGTTGTAGAACGGGCAGGTGTAGACGTTGCTTCCGTTGGCGATCAGGCCGGCGATGTAGGCGTCGTCGACCATAGCGCCGCTGCCGATCATGGCGTTGCGAACCAGGTTGGGCTGGTTCTCTAAGTACATGGCGAACAGCTCCTCGTCGAACGGGAAGCTCGTGTTGCCGATAGTCAGAATCTTTGGCATCTTCTATCTCCTTACTTCAGTTGCGAGAGAATCTGGGGGTTGGCCTCCATCGCGGCGAGCTGCTGGTCGTACGGCAGCCCCATGAACTCCTTCTTGGTCGTGGGCGCGCCGCCGTCGCCGCCGTCGCCGCCGCCGAGGTGCGGGTTATCCTTGAGCAGTGCGTCCTGGGTCTCCTTCGCGACCGCCTCGCGCTGCCTCGAGACCGTGTCGACGATCCGCTGCGCGCGCGCCTTGGTCTGCTCGGGGTCGGCGGTTACGACCTGCTCGACAAGCTCCTCGATCTCGTCCGCCTCGAAGCAGCCCGCGCCGACGAAGATGCCCTTCGCGTCCAGGCCGTTCGATTTCAGCGTGAACTCGCGCTCGCGGTCTTCCGCCGCCTTCTCCCTGGCCGCGATGCGCTCCTCGTCGCTCATGCCGGCCTGGATCGCGGCGTTCGCCTCGTCGAGTTGCTGCCTCACGCTCGCCTCGCTCGCCTGCGCCGCCGTGAGGGCGGCCCTCGCGTCGTCGCGCTCGGACTCTGCGGTCTTGAGCCTGCTCCTGAGCGGGTTGATCTCGCTCCCGTTCTTGTTCAGGATCGCGTCGACCTGCTCGTCGGTCGCCTCCGGGAAGATTTCCCTGACCTCTTCTCTCTTCATCCTTTTCCTGCCTCTCCGTCTCTACGCCGGTTGTTGACGCGGCCGGCACCGCACGGACTTCTCCGCCACTTGACGCAGTGGCCGCCTATGCGCTCGCGGCGGATGCCGCGTTTTCGCCTTCCGGCTCCGGGACGTTGGCCTGGGAGCCGACGCCCGAGCCCTCGTCTATCGCCTGGCGCGCCGCGACCGCGAGCGCCGCCTCCTCGATGCCGGCCCGGTGCTCCGCCATGTACTCTCGCGACTGCTTGTATGCGGCGTCGGGGTCGGTGAACAGCCCGCACGCCTGGAACGCGAGCTGGGGATGGATCTTGTCCGTCTGGAGCATCGTCGTGAGAACCTGGGCCTTGACCAGGATGTTCTCGTAGTTGCGCCTGTTGAACGCCAGCTCGATGTCGCGGATGCGGAGGTCGAGGTCGGTGTCCTTGCTCTGCCGGCAGATGCTCGTGACGACGCGCAGGAAGTTCCGCTCGGCGCGCTTGAACTGCAGCTCGTAGCTCTTGGCGTGCGACTCCGCGAGCGTCCATCCGTCGCGCAGCAGCACGGCCGCGCCGGTGTCGCTCGTCGAGCCTCCGCGCCCGCTCCTGTTGGGCATGCCGCAGATGTTGACCACGGCCTGGTAGAGGTCGTCCTTCGTCACCTGCGTGCCGGTCTGGTCGAGGTCGGTCTTGATGACGTCGATGTCGGCCTGCAGCTGCGGGTCGACCGTGCGCACCTTGACGGCCCCGAGCTTGAGCATCGCCTCGAACGCCGCCTCGTCGATGTCGCAGTTCACGAACTTCATGAGCGCCTGCACGGTCTGCTCGATGTCGTCGAGGCGGTTCGACTCGATGCTGTTGATCGCGTCTAGGAGCGAGAGCACGGGCTCGAACACGCCCATGCGGGCGTTGTTGAGGCGGTACTCGACGATGGGGTTGCAGCCGTACGTGTGCGGCTCGGCGCTCACGACCTCGTCGCCGACGACCCGGAAGAGCGCCTCGTCGGTGTATACGTTGTAGACCCTCTCCCTGTCGCCGGGCCTGATGCCCACCCACACGCTCATGAGCTGGCGGCGGTGGTAGGAACTCGACTCCACGACGAAAGTCCTGCGCGGGTCGAGCGTGTATATCTCGAACGGCGCGCCCCCCTCGGACGCGTCGCCGCCGCCGTCAGCCTCGCACATGCGGTACCCGAGCCCGCAAACGCACATCCACTCGAACAGATCCCTGTCCGCCGACGCCTTGTCCTCCGCGAACATGAGCGTGTTCAGCTCGTTGACCTGCTCGAGCGCGCGCTCGTACCCCTCGCCCGCGCCGTCGCCCTGCATGCGGCAAGTGTACTGGAGCGGCTCGGCGAGCTGGTACCCGATCTTGAATGCGACAATCTCCTGCGCGTGGTTCTCGACCACGGCGTTGTTGATCTCGGGGCGCACGTCCTTCACGCGGCCGAGGACGGGCTGCAGGCCCTTGTAGTAGTCCCAGAGGTACCCCGCCTGCGCCGCGTTCGCGGCGAAGGCCGGCAGGGCATCCCCGAGCGCCTGGACGACGTTGCCCTCGTCGATGCGCTCGTAGTCGAGCCTGATGGGGAGCCGCCCCAAAAGCGGCACCCTCTCCGGATGTCGGATGTCGTTGTCGTCTGCCACTTCGCGCCTTCCTCGTCGCCGGGGCGTCGGCCTGGCCCGGCCGGATCGCCCCCGAGGGGATCGGGGCCCGCCGGGCTGTGCGGCGGCGGATGCCCGGCCGGGCGGCCGGTGGCGGAGAGGTTCCGCCGATGGCATCCTCGCGGCGGAGGGGCGCGGGGTCAAGAGGTCGGCGCAAAGCGACGCATTGCGACGCATTGCGTCGCAATGGGACGCTACCAGGGCCGCCTGAACGCCTCCACGCGGGCGGAGGGGAGGGACGTCGCGAGGCGCTTGTACATGCTCATGGCGTCGGGCGCGTCGTCGTGCCTGTTGCGGCCCTCGGTCGTGTAGTGCACGAGCATCGACATGAAGCGCGCGTAGTCCGGATCCGGCGGCTCGGCGCGGAAGAGGCAGCGGGCCTTCACCCAGCCCGAGTCGACGAGTATGCGCGTCTCCTTGTTCGTGGTCGAGAACCTCTTGCGGATGTCGACGGGATGGCCCAGCTCCCTGCACTTCTCGCCGACCGAGTCGGCGACGCGCCCGCCCGCGCTGTTGGACTCGAACTGGGCGATCCCCACGCCGTGGCGCGCGAGCGCCGAGGCGAGCCTGGGCTCGACGGCCTCGGGCAGGCCGTTGTCGCACACGGCGGCCTCTATGTAGTGGTCGTCGCCGTAGACGTAGCCGATCGGCATGACGGCGTAGTCCTTGCCGCGATCCTTGGTGTCGCAGACCGCTATGACCGCGTCGGGCTCGCCCTCGGGCAGCTCGTCGTAGAGGCGCAGCTCCTCCCGGGGGAACATCAGGCCGCCTATCCAGTAGGGCTCGCCCATGTACTTCGCCGCCCAGCTGTCGCCCTCGCCGGCCGCCTCGAGCGAGTCCCGCATGTCCTCGTAGTAGGCCGTCGAGAACCCGAGCCCGTACAGGTAGTCGAAGTTCGTCTCCCCGTCCTCCCCGAGCGCCGGCATGACGGTGAACCGGTAGCGCGGGTTGCCCCCGTAGTGCTCCTCGATGCGCCCGATAGGGTCGTTCGGCACCCAGCGCGTGGCGACGAACAGCTGCCGCGCGCCGTCGTTCATCCTGTCCTTGAGCTGGTTGAGGTAGGCCGCGTAGAGCTTGTCCATGCGCTCGGACGAGAGCGCCTCCTCCCTGTCGGAGACGAGGTCGTCGCAGTACAGCAGCGCGCCGCGCCCGACCTCGACCGCGCCGGTGAGCGTGCCCTCTATCGAGCGGCACGTCAGCGTGGGGAAGCGGCTCCTGCGGGCGAGGTTTATGGTCTCCTCGGCCATCGAGGAGGCCACGACCGGCGCGCCGGGGAACACCTCGGCGAAGCGGTACGTGTCCGCGTCGGTGATGATGGACAGGGCCTCCATGTGGAAGCCCTTGGTGAGCTTGTCGGAGTGGCCGCTCATGACGTTCGCCTTGAGCGGCGAGCTGCCCATCACGAACGTGAGGAAGAAGATGCATAGCGTGCTCTTGCCCGTGCGCGGCGGCATCGAGATCGACAGGAAGTCAAGCCTGCCGTCGAACAGGTCTTGCAGGTCGGCCACCAACGGCAGGAGCACGCGGCGGCGGGGCCTGTAGAACTGCCTCGACGGCTCGCGCCCCCACTCCATGAACAGCATGTAGCTGTCGAAGTCGTGCGCGGCGTTGAGCCGCAGGACGTCCTCGACGCAATCCAGCGCCCTGCCCGCCGGCCCGACGTCGGTGCCGCAGGCGACGACCATCGCCTCGGCCGCGCCGCGCACGAGCCGCGAGTACGCCGCGCACGCCGCAGGCGACGCCTCCGCCAGCGCCGGCAGAACCGCCAGCGCGTCCTCGACGGCCTCGATGCAATCGAGGCCCGATACTATCCTGTCCAGCAAAAGCTGCGCCCGCGCGCCGTCCTCCATGAGACACCTCCGAAAAAGACAAGGGGAAGCCCCGCCTGCGATGCAGGCGGAACCTCCCCTTGCCCCGGAAGCGCCGAACCTCCCCTAGGTCACTTCCCGAAATCCGCGATGATCACGCGCGCGCCCGGCCCCTCGCCGCGAGGGCCCATCCTCGCGGACGCGGGGGCCTCGGCGACCTCCAGCCAGCCGCAGGCCCCGCAGCGCCACACCGCCGCGTCCCACGTGCGCTCGAGCGCCTGCAGCCTCAGCCTGCCGCCGCACTCCGGGCACATCCCCGGGTCGCGGGCCAGGGCCTTGAAATACGGGCTAAGCTGCGGCATATCCAGACCTCCTTCTCCTGAACGTGCGCTCGGAGACGCCAAGCTCGCGCGCGGCGGCCCTTGCGCTAATGTCGCCAGAATCGACCTTGCGGCAAAGCTCGGCGAGCAGCGCCTCGTCGACCTCGGCGCGCGGCCTGCCCTCGCGGTAGCCCTCGCGCTGTCTCGCGATCCCCTTGCCCTCCGCCATGCGCTCGACGATGAGGTCGTGCTCGAACTCGGCGAACGCGAACATGATGTTGAGTATAAGCCTGCCCACGGTGCTGTCGTCGACGAGCCCCATGTTCAGGATGTTGACCGATACGCCCCTCGACAGGAGTCCCCTCACGGCCTCGACGCCGCCGGCCGCAGTCCTGGCGATGCGGTCGAGCCTCGCGACGACGAGCGTGTCGCCCGGCATAAGCTCGGCGCAGACAGCATCCCATGCGGGGCGATCCATCACCGTGCCGGTGAACACGTCCTCGTAGATGCGCTCCGCTCCGGCCTCGCGCAGCTCGCGCCTCTGTGCCTCCAGGCCGTTGCCGTCCTCCTGGGAGCGAGATGAAATCCTCGAATAACCGAGAATCGACATCCAACCCACCTCCTTGCAGCATCGTCAAACAGTTTCTCTCATCGTCCAAGCAAAAGCTCGCCCGCCAGCTCCATCGCGAGCGCCTTCGCGGAGGCGATGCCCGTCGCGCCGGCAGCAACCACCTCCGACCACACCCGATCCGAGCGGACGGCGTCCAGGAAGTCCTGGCCCTCCCACGTGAGCGACTCGGCGACCGCGTCGACGCCTCCCGACAGGTCGCGCGTCACCGTGGCCCTCAGCAGGCCCGCCTGGGCCATGATCTCGATATGGTAGGCGGCCTGCTCGACCGTCACGCGCCCGTCGGCGAACACCGACGCCGCCAGCGGCAGGTCGCTGGCCTCAAGCTCCATCAGTATTCGGCGAACCAAGTCCATGTCGAGCCTCATGCCGTCACTCCCAGCCACTCGTAATAACGCTTCCGAAGCGCCCTGCTCCTCATCTTCGCCTCTTTCATCTGCTCAAACTCCACACCGATGCTGCATCCGGCGTTCCAATAATCCGCATCCACGAAAATCCAGCCGTGGTCGTCGAACTCCGTTTTATCTGCAACCGCCAGAGCCTTTGGAAAATCCCTCGTGATAAAGGAAACGGCCGGAAACTCCACGGTCTCGCCATCTTCGTTGAATCCGACGAGAGGCCTGCCTTGCTTACCGGGGTATCTAGTGTTCCCGTGGTTCTCAGATTGCGTCACCCATCGCAGATTCTCAGGTCGATTGTCAGAGCGGCACCCGTTGATGTGATCGACAACGTTCTTTTTATCGTCGGGAACGCCGTGCCAAGCAGAACAAACCAACCTGTGCACCGGAAGCTGCTTCGACTTTCCTTCCTGCTTCACCGTTACCTTCTTGTATCCGCCTCTATCATAGGAACAACGAAGCAAATCGCATTGCCATATCTTGTCGCCCAGAACATAGGCAAACCAAATCTTGCATATGTCCCCTGTGTCCAAAGCGCGGTAGTTCCAATCGACGCCGGGAATACGCCTGCTATGCGCCTCCAAACGCCTGTATATCACATGACGTTCTGCGCATTTAGGACAGTAAATCCTTTCCTCACGGTCGTCAGTCGAATAATACAACCAGCCTCCCTTCACGAGCCGGCGTAAAGTATTGTCAAGATCCGCCGGTGCGCAGCAAACGGTGTTGTAGCACCATTTGCACTCGATATATACCTCTATGCACCTGTCTGACATGATATAATCTCCTTTGCAATCTATCCCGGGTTGCGTGACAAGCCCCCGTTCCTGTTGCCGCAGGGCGGGGCGCTTTTTTTTTTTATTTTTCGGAATTTTTCGGAACACGCGCCATGTTGGGCTTTTTCTCGTATTTGAAATCGCTGTCAACGACGATCGAGCCCGCAGGCAGAGTGGAACCCTGCGGCACTATGGCGAGGT